GTTTAACATCCAAGGCGACAGGATTTGATACATCTTTCAATTATTTCTACGGACAAAAGACGACTTGGGATAATTCTCTCAACAGTTTAACATCCAAGGCGACAGGATTTGATACATCTTTCAACTATTTCTACGGACAAAAGACGACTTGGGATAATTCTCTCAACAGTTTAACATCCAAGGCTACAGGATTTGATACATCCTTTAATAATCATTTCACAAGACTTGGTGGGTTGGATACATCTATGAATGGATTGCTTGTAAGAGGGGCTAACTGGGATACTTCTTTTAATAGTATTTTGAGCGATGGATGGGTAACAAGTGAAAGATTGAACCCGAGTTTAATATTACCTACATCAACTATTGTGAATACAAGTCCAGAAGCAAGTGCAAATGATACTCGTGTTGCTACCACTGCATATGTTGTATCCAAAATATCTTCTATAACAGACACAACGATTACTGGTAATTTATTGCTGAATAATGCTTCTTATACTACAGGAAATTGGAGACACAATGTATCTGCAACAGGGACATATACTCTGTATAATACAGGAACAGCTGGTGGGGTGGATTTGGGTGCATCTGCGACATCTTGGAGTGCGAGATCAGATGAGAGATTAAAGAAAAATATTGAGTATATGACATCTTCTCTTGATTGTGTTTTGCAATTGAAACCTTGTTTCTATCAATTCAATCAAGACCCAGAAACAATCCGACGCGTAGGATTTATAGCTCAAGATGTTGATAAAACCCTACCTATCCTTGTTGATAAAACAGGATACGATGAAGTGCTACAGGATAATATTTATAGTATCCGAACTACAGAAATGATACCTTATTTGGTACAATCTATACGCGATCAGCAATACATTATTAATAATTTAACATCAAAGTTGAATGAAGTAATGCAAAGAGTTGATGTGCTAACTGGAGTAAGTAGTGAAATAATACCTGTAGTGGAAATACCCGATTATTCTATCCCAGTGGTGGAGGAAGCTCCTGTGGCCGATGCTCCCATAGTGGAGGAAACTCCTGTGGCGGATGCTCCCATAGTGGAGGAAACTCCTGTGGCGGATGCTCCCATAGTGGAGGAGGCTCCTGTGGCGGATGCTCCCATAGTGGAGGAGGCTCCTGTGGCGGATGCTCCCATAGTGGAGGAGGCTCCTGTGGCGGATGCTCCCATAGTGGAGGAAACTCCAACCGAGCCAACACCATAAAAACAACATAATAAATACAACACCATAAAAACATAATAAATATACCTACCTATAGGAATATTTATCTACTATATGCAAATCTACTTCCCTTCTCTCTTCTTTGCATTCTCAACAGCAGTCTTGAATAATTCTTCACGGAAAACTGGATCTGCAACTTCTCTCTCTTCAAAATTCACCGTTTCTTTCACACCGATCAAATTACCTTCCTTATCCATCGTTTGCGTTAAAACATTACCTGTCTCTTCCGCTTTCTTCATATTCTCTAATACTGCCTTCTCCGTCATTCTCTTCTTGCGGTTCTCAAATTCCAACTTCGCTTTCTCCTGGTTAAGCAATTTTTGTTTATGCAATTCGTTTAATTTTTCTTCAGCATACTCCAATCTACCTGTCTTATAAGCATCTGGCTCCCAAGGGATCCAAATACCCACAGGACCCACAAAAATATCGTGATTTGGGTCCATTTCTCTCAACTTCTTACATCTGGCCTCCGCCTCATATTCAGTTGCAAATGCACCACGGATTTTTAATCCACGCACATTAGTTTGGAATGCGTGGTCTCGTGAGAATTCATTTGTTAAGCGTTCTTCGTGCATATCCATAAAATTCTTAAAATCATCTTCTACAGAAAGTTCCTTACGCAAAGCAGGAGCTTCTTCCTGTAAAAAATCATTAAAATCATCAGCCAATTCCTTCATATTAATATTGTAATTATGAGAGACTAATCCCAAGAATTCAGTAAAAACTTTGAGAGATTTAGTGTAATCCCAGTCTTGCACGAACTTCTCAAACATAAACATTTCCTTCTTCTTTAGGATTGTTTCGGGAGAAACAAAGGAAACACAAACATACTTTTGTCCTGAAATTGGGGGGTCTTCATCCAATAAATTAACATATTTAGGATTAATTGATCCATCGGCTAATGTCTTTTTTTCAAAGTCGGTCATTTTATAAATTGTAATTAGAATTCGTATTTAAATAGGTTTAGGTAAAAAATACTTTGTCAAACAATATTTTTTGTTTCTGTATTATATAAATGAGTAGTGTTTTCGATTTCAATGAACTCGTTAGACGAGCTATCAAGTACATTATTGAGGGTCTTGTCGTTGCTATTGCCGCTTACGCCATCCCCAAGTCCAAGGCTCTTAAGCTTGAGGAGATTGTCATCATCGCTTTGATGGCTGCCGCCACATTCAGTGTGTTGGATATCTTCATTCCTTCTATGGGTGCTTCTACCAGAAACGGTGCCGGTCTTGGTATCGGGTTCAACCTTGTCCGTTTCCCTGGTGGGTTTTAAGACCCCGATTATTAAGTGATTTTCGAGAGAAAATGTATTCTATATATCCTAATTATGACATATAGAACTTGTTGCCTGATAATATCGTCCAAATATCTATTTCCATATATGCTGTAATATTATACAATATGTCTATATCCATTAATACAGATTGTCAGCTTAAATGCAATCCGGAACAAGATATTATACATAAATCGTGTAGTCCAAAACTATCAATGTCAAAAATGGTATTTATAACAAATGCGATTGAAAATGGATGGACGGTGAAAAAAAAGAATGGTCTCTACATTTTTTCTAAAAAACACGGAAACAAAAAAGAAGTTTATATGAAAAACTATTTAGACAATTTTATACATTCCAATTTAGCGTAATTATTTATGAAATAACATATTCCGCCATCATTATACAAAAATCCCGGTTTGCGTTAAAATAAGAATAATGAGTATAGTTTTTGTGATTTCCATTTTTAATGGTAATTTTCAATATATTATAGTGTAGGTCATTGTAGTATATTTATAATATAAATTGGTGGATATTTTTATGGAAAATACACTGTTTTTCGACTGAATTAATTCAATTTCCAAGAAATTATTATATTTAGGAATTATATAAACCGATAAACATGGGTGGTGCTTTACTTCATTTAGTCGCTTATGGCGCACAAGACGCTTTTTTAACTGGTAACCCCGAGATTACTTTCTGGAAGGTTACTTACCGCAGACATACTCACTTCGCTATGGAGTCCATCGAACAGACCTTCTCCGGCCAAGCCGATTTCGGTCGCAGAGTTACCTGCACTGTCAGTAGAAACGGTGATTTAGCTTACCGCGTCTATTTACAGGTTACTCTCCCCGAGATTAACCAAGATGTTGATGGATCCGAGGGTGATGTCTATGCCCGTTGGTTGGATTTCCCCGGCGAACAACTCATCTCCCAAGTTGAGGTCGAAATTGGAGGCCAAAGAATTGAGAGACAATATGGTGAATCCATGCACATCTGGAACCAACTCACTATGTCTGCCGAACAACAAAAGGGTCTCTACAAGATGCTCGGTCATACTACCCAATTGACCTACATCACTGACCCCACCTTCGCTGACATCAACGGTCCTTGTGCTTCCACCAGTGGTCCCGGCCAAGTGTGTGCTCCCCGCAACACCCTCCCCGAAACCACCTTATACATTCCTCTTCAATTCTGGTTCTGCCAAAACCCTGGTTTGGCTCTTCCTTTGATCGCCTTACAGTACCACGAAGTGAAAATCAACATTGACTTCCGCCCCATTGGTGAGTGCTTATGGGCTGTCAGCTCTTTGACTGCCCCCGCTGGAACCAGTGCCCAAGTCACCAGAGCCTACCAACAATCCCTTGTTGCTGCCTCTCTCTACATCGACTATATCTTCTTGGATACCGATGAACGCAGAAAGATGGCTCAAAACCCCCACGAATACTTAATCGAGCAACTCCAATTCACTGGTGATGAATCCATTGGTTCCTCTTCCAACAAGATTAAGCTCAACTTCAACCACCCCTGCAAGGAACTCATCTGGGTCGTCCAGCCTGATGCCAATGTGGATTACTGCTCCTCTTTGGAAGGCGGCCAAACCTTATACAAGACCCTTGGAGCCCAACCCTTCAACTACACTGATGCTATTGATGCTCTCCCCAACGCTATCCACGCTTTCGGTGGTCCTCACAGCGTTGGAGGTGCTAGTGCCTTCATCACTGCCGATGGTACCTTCCAAATGGCTGGTGCCCTTGATAATGGTGCTGGTGCTGCCAGTGCTTGGGACGGGCAATTCGCCAACACTGGCGGTGCTAATGTCGGTGCTTATGTCTCTGATGCCGGAACATTCGTTCTTGCCGAGACTGCTCTTGACATGCACTGCTGGGGTGAGAACCCTGTTGTGACTGCCAAGTTGCAACTCAACGGCCAAGACCGCATCTCTGAACGCGAAGGTTCTTACTTTGATGTCGTTCAACCCTACCAACACCACACTCGCACACCCGACACTGGTATCAATGTGTATTCCTTCGGCTTAAGACCCGAGGAACACCAACCCTCTGGTGCCCTCAACTTCTCCAGAATTGACAATGCCGTCTTACAACTCGTTGTCTCTGCTTCTGCTGTTGGTGGTACCGCCACTGCCAAGGTCCGTGTGTATGCCAAGTCCTATAACATCTTGCGTGTTATGGCCGGTATGGCGGGCATCGCGTACTCGAATTAAAAAAACTAATTACCGAACCCGTATTAGTTGTTTTTTAAACGATATGAAGAAACCATTTTATATGAATGTATAATATGGATTTACCCAGAGACCAAGAGCGAGACAACACTGCTAAAATGTATTCCTATGATGCTGACAAAACCGCGATGTGTATTACACTAAACAATAATACTTATTTATTTGATCCCGACGATTTTTGTAGAATATTGAACCATCCCAGGTCTTTTATTCAACATAAAGAAGACGAGCATTATCCTTCATTCATATACAATGATAAGTATGTGAATTATTTGGAATTTCTTTATAAAGACGGCAATCATAACAATTTCAAGTTTCACAATGGTAATAAAAACGATTTACGCCATTCAAATATAAGTATTTCACATCATATGGATGATTTTGTGAATAAAAATTACCAAGTAATTGAAACTATACTAGGGCATTATCCCAGGTTCAAGCATGCCAATATAATGAAGAACCCTCTATGGCGAATTCTCGCCGATAACAAAGAAAAACTACTTATGTATTGCGAACCAGATACTTTTTGTATTTTGTGTGAAGAAAGCTACCAAAAAATATTGGATTTTGAGAGAGAGAAAAATGATGGGTATAAACTTACTTTTTTTCGGTGCAATAATGGATATATTGCTACACGAATGAGAGATTCATTGCAAATATACATCCACCAAATTATCCTCAATTTCTACGGCCAAGGAAGAGGGACTAAAGAAATAAGCATAGACCATATTGATAGAAACCCATTGAATAATTCTATGGAGAATTTGAGACTTGCAACGAGAGAAATGCAGGAACAAAATTCTAAAGGGATTGCACCAAATACAAAACGGGAAAGACAACTAGGTGCGAGAGAATTGCCCGATGGTATCGACCATTCTATGTTGCGAAAATATGTGGTGTATTATCTCAATACTTACAATAAAGAAAAGAATAAGAGCCGGGAATATTTCCGTGTAGAACATCCGGCATTGGATGCACCTTGGGAAAGTTCAAAATCGGGAAAAGTTTCTATTATGGAGAAACTAAACAAGGCAAACCAGGTAGCGGAAAATTTGGAAGCAGGTATTTTTCCTGAAAAAAACGAGAGAACATTACCGAAATATTTCACTTTAGTGGAAAAGAAAAATGGGAAACATTGTCTTATATTTGATAAACGAGGTGAAAAAGGAGCCCGGTATAATGTGAAAATGGCGATAGAAACAAACGAATTGGATATAGAAATAGAAAAGATGAGAGAAAAGGTGGCGGAAAAATATCCCGGTATTGAATTATAAATGCCCGAGTAAAGAATATAAAAAGTAAAAGGATGATAAAATATCGTATGACTGCCGTTTATCATAAAAATACTCAAAATGAATTATTATTGGAAAACTTACTTGATTTCTATCAAAATCGAGAGAACTTATCTAAAATGACAAAAATCATTAATGGCGAAACAAATATTTCTCTCCGGATTGTGGATTGGTTTGTGACAAACTATTCTAAAAAACATTATATAGTGTATGATTTAGTATCCAGACGGGGTATTTTAACGGATGCAATTGGTACAGTTCGGTTCAAGGTATATAATGACTATAAACTAAAATTAAAAGCTTATTCAAAGAAGAGATTTGACCCTTTTTGTAGATGGGAGCGAATTACTATTCCCTATGAAAATGGGAAATATATGGAAACAACCATAGGACAATTGAATTTTTTCAAGTGGGCTATAGAGAACCATATTTTAGAATATATAGAAGAACATTATCAAGAGATTGAGAACGATATGAACTGCCGAAATGGAACAAGTCGAGAGAAGGTGGGTTCATTTTCTACTATAGAGAAAACCCGAAAGAAACGCGAAGAATTATCTATTTCTGCTTGTAAATCTGTTAAAAAGGAAATGGTGAATATTATTGTGAAATTCAATGATTAGGTGGGAGCACTATATGAATATATAACTTTTCACGATACAAAAATATAAAAAACAAAATAGATGATACAACAATGTCTTTTCTAAAATCAAAATATGTTCTGGTGAATATTCAAATTCCCATATTGCTACACGAAACAGGTGAATACGACTCCTATCCAGACCATATTCGTGTAGTCTATTCTTCTATAGACAATCTACCCCCTTTATCTTCAACACCAAGCTACGAATTGAACCTTGCTGATTATTTTCCACGAGAAACTGAACCCGAACGAGAGAATAGGCCGAGGCCAGACCCACATCCGGAACCTATAACTATATCTCCTTTACAAGAGCTACTTACTACAGTGAGTGAAACAAAATACATAGAAATATGCAAGAAAAACAAGGCTAAAATACATAAATCAAATACGACTTTTAAAAATAAATCCCCTACTGCTACCACCAGCACCAATAAAAATTTCCCAAAAAAAGAATTTACAAGAAAAACTTGGAAATACTTGTGTGAAGTGAATACAGACTTATGAGAGATACATAGGTCTTTGTCCGGGTTGAAGAACAAGTGGATCGGGCAACATACGAGGATATTTGTCTCTCACATTGAGAGATTTTACCTCTTTGAATTCTGGCTTAAATCCATTATACATTCCCGGGTTCGTCATATCATTTGCACGAATACCGAACAAATAACTTTCTACATCTGCATAATTTTCTGTGAATTCTCTTGGTGTTGCTTTCATTCCAATCAATCCATCGCCGGGTAAGCAAGTCATTGGTGTAGTGGCGAACATCGTATTGTGTTTATAGTCATATAATCTTTCATACATACGATGTTCCATATTATAATCTCCTGTTTGCATCTTTTTTCTTGTGCCCGCCATTATACATAATAAAAGGAAATAAACACACTATCGCCTGCCCTCCCCCAGGACCCAGGACCCAGATCTATAATTTGCGTACTTTTGTGGGGAATGTTCCAGTTTCTTGTGGTCTTGGGAGGGGGCTTGGTGTCGGCTCCATAAATTGTATTAAATTCCTATAGTAAGTATTTTTTTCATCTACGGGTTCGGGTTCCCATTGAAATTCAAAATGAGTGTGTAATTCCGAGTTTTGTTCTCTCAAATACATATACAAAAAGGGAAAAAACAGATCCAAATAGTCGTATGAATACATAATAGCTAATCCAATTTCCGGGTCAGTAGATAGCATTTTTTCCGCTGCAAGACGATACAGTTTCATAAAAAGAGGTGATTGTTTTGTTATAGCAAATATAGCGTTCATATAATTCATCATTGCATCGGAATCGTATAAAAACTCATCGAGTGTTTCTTCGTCATCTGTTTCGCCAAATACTGGATAGTTAGAAGCATCCATTTTTGCTAAATGTCTTAAAAAATTTCGGTATTCATTTGAATTGGAATACATTGTTGTAAATAAAGAATTGTATATGTAATTCTTTATTTGTTTTACAGAGACATAACACAATTTACCAAATAAACATTTTAGGTAGAAGACGCCGAGTTTGGTGGCGTGATTTGCTGCTTCTTCTGCTGCTGCTGCTGCTGCGTTTCACAACACGATGACGACGATACCGGCGTGATTTACGCCCACCACTTACTTTTATAGGTTCTTGTTGTGCTGGTGATCCCACTGCAAACGCAGATAAAACAGGGTTTGATGCAGGAGCAGGAACGGGACCCGCATCAGCTCCACCATTTTGTTGTTGTTTTTTCGCCATATATACAATACAAATATATTGTAGATATATCTCAAAAGAGATGACCCGAGACCGAGACTAACACCACAAAGAAAGAGAATTAAAAATTATTCAAAGGGCGAGATGTACGCTTAAAATCTTCATCAGTCATCAATTCGCGCGTCATAACACCACCACGCACCCATCCATCTAAAGCATATTCTTCAATACTTTTCTTTGGGTCAGAAATGCGGCTTTTCATCTCATCATCCACATGATACATAGTATAGTCCATAAACGACTTTGACATAATGGTAGAAGTGCTTTTGGGTTCAAATACATTTTCACCCATTAAGAGACGACTTTCAATGGTGGGATCAACCGACCCTCTTCCTAAATAGGGAACAGTTAAAAAGGGGCGTTCATTCAATGAAAGTTTTTCTAAACTGCGGCCTTCCTTCATTTTTAAATGCAAATTGCTATCCACATCTACATTACCACCTAATCCAATGCCCTTGTTTCCAACAAACATCATATTGGGATAAGTTGTTGCAAAATCCACGTGGGCGTTGCTTGTATTTTCATTGAAATAATTTGACAAGGTATAATTGGAAAAACGGGTATTATGTAAATTTCTTTGGGTTTGGTCGGCTTCATCGGCACCAATTCTACCTAAATTAAAGAATGTGTAATCAGACATTATAATATAGTAATATAGATTTTCTCTCAATTCCCTTGTCGCATTCTTGGTTGAAACAAACAATTATTGTATAGAGTGTAGTAGAATATAGGATGGTGAATAATATCCAGCAAAATACAATTTACGGGTTAATGTGTCTGGCTGCATCTCTCGCACAAGCAAACATATTTCCTTCTTTACAACTCACCATACTTCCATAACAAAAATCAGTGAATGTCTGAATATCATTTGGTATAGTAGTATTGGCTGTTGAATAAAATGGACGCAATGACTGTTCGAATACATATTTATCCCCCAAATCACGGAATAATTTTTCAGCTAAATCTGGTTGGTTCGGGTTCATCTTCAATACCATTTTTTTAGCATTATCTGTAATAGCATCCCCCGATGATGCCGCAGGAGGTGCCGGTTTTTTATTCGGATTATCAATATAATCTGTCAGCATAACATTGCTAAATGGATTTTCCGGTGTAGGTTTATCAAATATTTTTTCTTTATCTAATTCAACTCCTTTTTCGGCTAAAATCTCCCTTGCAGGGCTATTTATTTCCATATTAAACCCCTCTTTTCGTGGGTTCTCTCGACTATGAAATACATAGGCAATGTGAATCGCACCGAGTGTAATTATACCAACAAGTAAGGTTCGTAATTCTCGTGTATAAAAAAACAATAAAACCATACACACGATAACAAAACGAGAGATTGCATTTAATTTTTCTTCATAGGATGTCATATTTTCTGTTGGGAAAAAATCCAGTTCTTTTAATAAAACATTAGGATTCGACGACCAAAATTCCACTGTTTTTTCTTCCATGAATGATATGTTTATATATACACCATATATGTTTCTCTCAAACATACCGAGAGAAACATATTGTCGCCGATTTATTCCATTTTTCTTTTCGCAGTAATCCTACACTTTATACACTTTTTATCAATTTGTATGGTTTTTCCTCTTACTTTTTGTGGAACGATTTTTAAAATACATCTTGATTTTTCTCCATAAAGAGGTTCCGTACATCCCTTTTCCGGTAATTTAGCGAGTTTTAAATCGCTCAATGATGCAACCGAACATCTTGCTCTAAAATGTTCGTATCTTTCTCTCACATCTTCATATGACAATCCCGACACTTTTTGCAACATCTCATTTACCAGTTCGTGTAATTCATACACATATTTTGAAAAGGTTTCTCGTGATTTCATATGTTCCCTTTTCAGCGGTAGTTTTTTATAATTTTGTTTCAAATTTTCTCTACATTTACCACAAGGCAATACATTCTGTAGGTTTAACATAAAGTTGCGGTAGTGTATCTTGTTTTTGGCGGTTGGTTTCACAGGATAATTAAAAGACATTGTGTGGAGAAAATGCCATATTCCTGGGCCCCATACAGTAGTTAGCATTCCATCACCACTGTTGTAATCATCTTTTCCATATGGATTTTTCCTCGTTTTCACGAAATTTGGCCGTGATTTAAGGCGATATGTTTTTGTAGTCATATCTTTATATTTTCTGTCTATTTTTTATTGTATTCAGAATTTCAGGGAAGAAACAACACACAGAAGAAACTTGGGGTATCTTTCTCTCGAATATGAGAGAAATAGAACATAAAGAAACAACGAGAGAAAGAATAAAGCGGATAATTCAAGGAAATTCTTTACCCTCTTAATATATATGTCTCCCTTTCTCTCCTTTTTATATAGCAAATTTAAACAATATGTTCCTCTCTTCATTATAGGGTTTGTAGTTGTATTTTTAGGTATTATTGCTTACACTGCGTATCAAAAACAAACAAAAAAAATAGACGATAAAAAATTCGCAGATGTAGCAAATACAAACCCTGACGGACACGAAGTTGCGATTTATTTCTTTTTTGCAAACTGGTGTCCCCACTGTAAAATTGCTAAACCTGAATGGGCCGCATTCAAAGATGATTACCACGGGAAGATAATAAATGGATCTCGCATTGAATGTATTGAAATTGACTGCACGGACGATACAGTTGGTTCCGTTAAATCCGCAATTGAAAAATTCGAAATCTCTGGGTTTCCGGCTATAAAAGCAACGATTGCAGGGAATGATGGGAAACAAAATGTGATTGATTATGATGCTAAAGTGAAGAAGGATAATTTGGAAAAGTTCGTTCAATCGATTTCCAAGTAATGTGGTGTTGGTTAGGGTTCTCCTAACCCAACCGGAACATTATCGTCCAATTCCGTAAAAAATCGTTCAACATATTCTTTCCCCAACTGAATACCGCGATCAATTGCACTTTTCCGTATTTCATAGTCGTGTGTGATTTTATAGATGTTGTATATATTTGTAAAATCAGAAGGAACATCTATTTGGTAAGGTATAGAAGGACAATCGAGAGAAACTTTTTCCAACAATTTAGCCATAATTGTAAATAAATAATCGGGCATATTTGCAAATACTAATTCATTTGTAGCATTTTCTCCGCCTTTGCTTCCGCCTACATCTCCATCTCCAAATACTTTCTGTATTCCCAAAATTTCATTCGGGTCTGCACCCATTTTCAAACATTGCGATACAGGATAGTTCCCCATAACTGCCCCATCTAAATAGGTTTTACCCTCTTTTTTATATGGACGAAACAATATAGGTAAAGCACAAGAACAATAAATAGCTTCTGTTAATTTCCAAGTAGGATGTGTTTTATGCGAAAGATCAACTAATTCAAAAGTATCCAGACAAGTGCAATAAATATGAGAATCTATACCTGTAAATTCATAAAATTCCGCCAAAGTAATATCCGGCGACAAGTCGCAAGCGTGCAATAACGGGTGGACCATTTTTTCAATTGTGGTAATATTTGATATACCAATTTCATCAAATGACCCAATAAGACGATCAATACCAAAATTGAAAATAGCACCCCAAGGACGTAAATAGAAATAATCGTCTAATGTATCCCATCCCAATTTTTCCGCAAAACATATCACCGTTGAAAATACAGCACCTATAGAAACCCCATGCACGGTTTCAATATTTTTTATATCCCATAATCCTTGTCGGTGTGTTTCTCTCAATATTCCATAAAAAATGAACCCAGTTTCACCTCCTCCAGAAACTACTAAATGTCGTATTGTATCTTTCATTGAGAGAAACTACAAGGTTCGTTTTATGTTCTTTTCTCTCAAATTTCTTGTATAGATTTTGTATAGTGAATATGTCGGTCGTTTTTTTCGCAAATGAAGAAGATGTTGCAAGAAAAGTGAATATTGACGATTTATACGAGAAAAAGAAAAAACAGGATATGAAACAATTGGCTATATTTAATAAAGTATTAAATCGGATTAATCGTCGTATTGTTGCAATGGGAAGGTCGCGTTCGAGAGATAATTATATATGGTATTTAGTTCCTGAATATATTATTGGGGAAACTCTTTACAACAAAAATGATTGTATTGCTTATTTAGTTACAAAATTAACGGATAACGGATTTGCCGTGAAATATATACATCCCAATATGTTGCTCGTCTCGTGGGAAAACTGGATACCACAATATGTAAGACAAGAACTAAAGAAAAAAACCGGGGTTTTACTCGATCAACACGGGAATATGGTAAGGCGTGATGAAGTGAAAGACGAATTAGATATGATGGATCCTACTGTAGTCCAACCTGCTGCTCCACCTACTCCACAAGAAAAAGGAAAACAATTTAGACAAATTAGCGATTACAAGCCAACCGGTAATTTAGTTTATAATAAGGATTATTTTGAGAAAATAGAAAAACGGGTTTCATTTGATAAATAAACGCCCGCCCACATCCAAACACTACACAAAATAATGTATTTATTTTTTGTTTGTATATCGTCTTTTTATTGTTTTTGCTACTCTTCTGTATTGTGTATATTTTTGTCTGTATTGTCTTTTTTTAGATGTATATTGTTTTGTATTGCGTCGCGATTTTCTTCCGCCTTTTTTAGCAGGAGGTGTAGGGGGTGTAGGAGTTTTCTTTATAATTCTCTCTATAAATGGTCTATAGCTGGATGTATCCCCATCAACAATAATTAACGAGAGAAAAGTATCCCAGTCTGCACTCGTAATCCCATCAAAAATAGTGTCAATATTCACATAAAAGGTTGGCTGATTTCCTTCCATTGCATAGAAAATATGTGTGTCTCCAACTATAGGAACATCATCTCTGGTATGTAGTCCATAAGAATTATATACATATTTATGTAATGCATAATAAATACCATATAATATAAAAATAACGAGTTTGTCATTATCAGGGTCTTTCACGCTATTATTGAGACTACTGCGATACTTGTTGTATTTATCAATGCAATCTAACACAACCGCCTGTAGAAAATTCACTACATAAATATTTGACAACACCAAATCATAATATCGAGGAAGTTTATTCTCTTTAAAATTTTGGTAAAGACTATCAATGTGGTAAAGACTATCAATGTATTTTTTAAATGTGTCTTCCATTGTTTTTTCAAATTCGCTATTTGCACCTGATAACACACCTTCAAAGATTTGTATTACTTTATCGTATAGCGTTGTTACTGGGGTTCCTTCCGGTGTTTTTATTGAATCGCCCTTAAAGAGAACAAGCTTTTCTGTATCATTTTTGTCATAGGCAAAGTCAAGTATGTTTCTTATAGGTTCGTAGTTTGCTTTTTCATTATATTCGCTTTTTATTGTTAAATCGGGAACATCACGAGGTTTATCAGGATTTGATTTATCGAGAGAAGGGGGCATATCATTTGTAGATGGATCTAAAAATAGATGATACACTTTATTTTGTATTTTTTCAAGTCCTATATCTAATTTTACAGAAACATTATCTGCAATATTCATATCGAAATTTTTTAGTTCGTGGTTTAACCGATCTACGATGCGTTTCACGCGGTTATCATCTCGTTTGTTTTTTTTAAAAAAAAGAGAATATAAATATTTTAGTTGTGTATTGGGAGCAGCAATAATAGGATCAAATAATTTTTTATGTGTGTCGTGTTCTATTAATATATTCATTATATCATCGTGTAATATGTATTCTGTTATTTTGTTTAAAAACAACGGTACTAATTTTTGTATAATGGAATTTTCACAAGTTTTTATTTTTGTTTCCAATGTTCCAAATATTTTTTCGGCAATATAGTTTAATATTTCTTGGTTTAGCAGGGCAGGATCGCTTAAATATACATCAGGGAGGTTCGTAGTAGCAGGATCTTCTGATGTAGCAGGGTCTTCTGGTGTAGCAATGTCTTCTGGTGTAGTTTTAGGGAGATCACCTGGCATTTTAGGGAGACCACTTGTTATTTTGGTAAGGTCTAGTATCCCAGCACCACCTCTGGTAAGAATGCCTGGAACATCAATCCCGGCTCCTCCATCCATTTTTGTAGTATCATCATCGGCAAAATAGCCCAAAAACACGCCTTTCTGTGTTTCAATTTTATTTCTTATCATTTCTGTGAATTTCTTTCGGTTTGTTTCATTTTTAAAATAAGAATTTATTTTCTCTCTTAATTTTTCAAACAGCACATCACGCATAACAGATACAGAAGTATTTTTTAAAATAATACCATTGGATACCTCCTCAATTTTAAGTGCAACCTCATTCATAATATCTTTTTTTTCTCCAACAGTTAGCTGATCCCCGCCGGTTTGACTGCCTAAATTCTTGTAAGCACCAATTGTTTCATCTAACATTTCTTCAATAGTTTTCGAAAAAGCTTGAGAAACCGGCACCTGGAATTCTTCTAAATAACTATCTATATTTTTACACATAATAATTTCAAATTGATCACCAAGTTCATCTAATGGCTTGATATATAGTTCGTCTAATTTATAGTCAATATATTTTTTGTAGTTATCCGTATTTTTAGGAGTATAATCAATTGTTTCGTTTGGAGCAGTCCCTTTCAAAACATAAAGAGCCCCGTCAGGTGTGGTTTGGTCTTGTCCGCCAGTTGGTAATAGTCCTGATACTTTACTTGCGAATGCACCTATATTACCTATGTTGGGAGGAATACCGCTTGAAATGCCTTTAGTTAATTGGTTCATATCTTACATTATAGCTACATAATTTATTTATGTTCCTACCCCACCCCCCACAAAATTGAATTCCGCCATAAAACAATTTAAAGAAAACAAACCTAATTATTTCTTATATAACCATCTATTCTTTTCGTAAAAACCCCCGCTATGTATCAACCCGAACCTTTAAACGCCAATTTTAACGCTAATTTTGAAAAAGAACCTCAACCTTACCTTCCCAGACAAACTTCTCCAAAAGCAAATATACAAGATAAAGAAAAAACCAAAAAGAAAAAACAGAAACTCAACACAAACGATAAAGCCAAACTATGGAACCAGTTTGATGTTGTTATTGGAAACACAAAACCAAAATTAGAATGTATTTATGAAAAACTAAATAATGTGGGGGATGTGTGTAGCCAATGTCAATCTGTTTTGGTTATTATGGAAGACGGATATCCTACTTGTAGTAATAATAAGTGTGGTCTAATCTACACTGATGCACTTGACTATTCACCAGAATGGAGATTTTTCGGTGCAGAAGATAAAAACACGAATGACCCGACAAGATGTGGAAATCCAATTAACCCGAATTTACCGGAATCCTCTTTTGGATGCAAGGTATTATGTGGCCCTAAATCTTCTTATGAAATGAAGAAAATTCGGCGATGGATTGAATGGCAGTCTATGCCGCATAAGGAAAAATCATTATATGACGAATTTCAGTTTATATCTACTATGGCCCAGAATGCAGGAATTCCTAAAATCTTTATTGATGAGGCAATGTATATCCACAAAGACATATCAGAACAAAAAATATTTAGGGGTGTAAATCGCGATGGGGTGAAAGCTGCCTCTATTTACATTTCCTGTAGATTAAACGGTTTCCCGAGAACATCACACGAAATTGCAGAAATATTTCATATAAACAAAACGAGTGCTACCCACGGTTGCTCGGTTGCTCTTAATATTCTCAATAATATAGAGAGAAAGAATGAAACTGATCCACAAGATATGTGTAATACAACATCTACACTTTTCATAGAGCGTTATTGCTCTAAACTAAATATGAACCAGGAATTATCTATGTTGGCGAAATTCATATCCACTAAAGTTGAAAATGAAAATATAATAACGGACAACAATCCGCAGTCAATTACGGCGGGTATTATCTATTTCATTTCACAATCGTGTGGTCTCAATATAACAAAACAGGATATTCGCCAAGTATGTGGTGTTAGTGAAGTGACTACAAATAAGTGTTTTAAAAAGCTGGAGACATATCGTGATTATTTAATACCGAAACGACTTTTAGATAAATATATGCAAAAAACGGCAAAATGAAATGACCGCAAAATGAAATGACCGCAAAATGAAATGACCGCAAAATGAAATGACCGCAAAATGAAATGACCGCAAAATGAAATGACCGCAAAATGAAATGCCTGATGCCCTAATGCCTTAATGCCCTAATGCCCGACAACAGATGATTGTGTATGCGTGTCTCAATGAAAATATTCATATGCTATAAATATATGAATATTACTCCCGAAATTATTATTCTTGTTCCTTATCGCGATAGAAAAGAACACTACAATCTTTTTTCTGCGAAAATACATCAATTTTTAAATCCGTGGAACCATCTTGTTCTTTATATACATCAAAATGATACACGGTCGTTTAATCGGGGTGCAATAAAAAATATCGGGTTCCTCGTTGTCCGTCAAATGTTTCCCAATTCTTATAAAAATATCACACTTGTGTTTAATGATATTGATTCTATACCAGTGAATACACAATTAAATTATAAAACCACCCAAAATAAAGTGAAACATTTTTACGGGTTTCGCTATACTTTAGGTGGAATTGTTTCAATCATTGCTGAAGATTTTGAGCGGATTGGTGGGTTCCCTAATTATTGGGGATGGGGATATGAAGACAATATGTTGTTGTATCGTTGTATATCGCATAAACTACAAATAGATAGATCTCAGTTTTATCCTTGTGGTTCTCCAAATATATTGAGATTAAACGAAGCACCTATACGACATATGAATTCCACGGATTATGCAGAATATATGAAAAAAACGGATGATGGATGGAAAAATATAGCAAATTTAGAATGGGTCCAAGAAGGCGAATTTATCCATGTAAATAAATTCACAACAGGGCGAGAAGAAAACGAAAATACAAAAATAGACTATAATATTCGCTATGAATCAAACCCACTTTCCTCCAAAAAATTTAGCAAACTAATTGACACAATACCCCCGCGAGCAACCCAAATCAAGCCACGCAGTCATCCTAAACCGATAAAATCGCCAAAAAAAGCCATCGTTCCAGGCAATATGATGTTTCGTTTTTACCCACAACCATCCTCAACCCGTAAATAAGAATTTATATGTAATTCCATAGGTCTGATTTGTTTCCCAAATACCCGATATTTTCAATATAAAATGCCGGATGGAATCATTCTTATCAAATTGCATAATTTCATTTACGGTTTCACTGTTGCCCTCTGATGAATGGATTTTTATCATACCACTCATCAATTGTGTTCTTAACCCATAATTCGGCACTTTTTTAACATCTTCTGCTGAAATATTTTGCAAGAAAAATCCATAATACCCCAATATATTCTCCTCCAATTGTATTATTTTTTCTATTTGTTTTTTGTTTATAGCGAGGGTATTATCTAAATAAAATATTTCTTTTTGGAACCCGGAAAATGGATTTTTTGAAACACGCATAATACTGGAAAATACATTCCCACTTATACCAATATCTTCAATATTTTCATATTTATATTCTAAAAATCCCACATGGATAAAAATCCCATTCATAATACAATATTCATCTGAATAAATGAGTTTACTGAAATAACCATCAATCACAATGTTTTTCCGTTTTTCTGCAACAAATAAATGGTTCCAGTCTATTTTTGAACTATCTACAATAAAATTCATTATATTGAATGAATTTCATTTTTTATATATTTTCTCTCAATTGTTCTATTTCACTCTCGCCGAACAGGTATATTTTCCAACACATAATAAATAAATAAATCCGCCTTCTTCATATTTGGTTGTGTAATATTCACATATTTTTCAAACCCACTATAGATTTGTTCTGGGCCTGTTTTCACCAGTTTATTCCCATTTCTCTCGCTATTTTGTATCCAATCCATAATACCATATAGTAATGCAGCTATTTGATATAAGACCACATAGTTATTATGCAACTTACTGATTATCCCACCAGCTTCAATAAACCCAGATGTATCTTTGGGATTTGCAGGTTCTCCCGCTTTTGAGAGAAAATCTTCCGTTGTATTCAATATATACAATGCCTCATCCTGGTTCATATATTTCGCGTTATTAATGTATTGCATTGTCATTTCACTTTGGATCTCCTGCTTTCGCACAATATTGTAGAATGCAATCTTGGCTTTCTCTAAATTATCCTGTGAAGATTCGCGGCATTTTTCCATCCATTCAAAACAGATTTTCGCAAAATAGGTTTCATCATAGGGTTCCGTCTTTTTCCGATTTTCGTCTTTCATTCGAAAATGATAATGTATTTTGGAATAAACGAGAGAAACCGGCATACAAACATTTATCCATTTCCGCTTAAAATCTTCGAATTCAGTTGGTTTAGCTAATTTATCCGGCCAAGAATTCACCGTAAAAAACTCGCCATATTTTTTGTTTAGGTTATCGTCATTCGTTTCATAACTACTTGTTATTTTATAACCTTCGAGAGAAGTTGGGTCTGCTCGGTATTGTTCGTATGCATTTTTGTCTGTAGTTGTTTCTTTCATTAGTTTGTTATCTACTTTACAAAACCCAATAAGAAGTTGCGATTCTTTCACCCATTCCCCAACCTTCACTTCTCTCGACATTCCTGTTTTTGGGTCGGGTAAATATATCATCGTTTCTTCATTCGTAAATCCTTCTATTGCACGATTAGACCCTTTTAAATATTGCTGTAAAAACCCAAAATAAATAATATACAAAAAGAGGACAATAAGAATAAAAGATAATACTATTGCTATCATTTTCGGATAGGTTTAATATGTTATTATTATATAATATAATAATATAAATGTCTGCACGATTAAGTATGAATGCTATTCGTTATACAAATTGGAAAGGAAAAACATTTCAGCAAGTCAGTTCTACTATAATAAAAAATAATCCAGATGATGCTGGTACAATAAGACAAATAATGAAACCCCTTCCTCTAAAAATATATCGCCGCGAAATTGCGATACAATATCCTGAAAAATCGTGTTCTGTCTCTCGTGTTTCAGCAAGTGTAGATGAATTACTCCGCCCAAACGGAGCAATTACGCGACCTTATTCTGCACCCGAGACGGCAACAGGAATGATAAATACGCTGGATTTTAACTATAATGAAAATAAATCGGAAAATTATACTTGCACCGCTTCTTCCGCAAAGTGTGCCGAAAATGATGCTCGCCGGCGTGTGCGTAGTAGTGGTATGATCCGCAAAAAATACGATCCTTTACGCCAAGATAGTGCCTATTTCACCAATTCAACGCAATATTTAACAAGTAGGGCGAAAACCTTTCATCAAAACCAATACCAACATGTGCGTAGAAACGAACTTTCTCTCATTTCTCAAGGCCACGATACAATTACCACTTTTGTTCCCAATGGATTGTCTCATTGTCCTAAAGTTGAAATAAGTTCAGCTAAAAACAACAATGTTCTCTCGTATTTATGGATAGATTACGACGCATCGTTGCCTGACCCAATGGCGACCTATCTAAACCAGATTGTTATACCGGATGGGGTCTATGATGTGGCCGATTTAAATGGGGTAGTTGAACGAGCATTAATTTCGAACCAGCATTACTATATACATAATGAAACACGCTCAAAGGTGATGTTAATAAAATTCATCTATAATGTGGTCGAGAAAAAGGTGGAACTCCAATTGTATTCTACTTCTATTGTGGATAATGCGACTTATTCTGTGCCTATCGGGTTTTCTTGGGCCAATCCTTCTCCTCGCCGAACTCCTGTTGTATTTATCCACGGCAACAATCTACAACAGGTGATCGGGTTCAACACAGGATATTATCCAGATATGATTGCTGATGCAAACGCAAATATAAGTAATACGAATTATGGTGTAGTCTCGAACCGTGCAAGTAGTCTCACTTCTTCTCTCAAAGAATTGATCTATAAACCGAGCAATATGAAATTTGCTTCACAGGGGGGTGTATCTTCCGGCGAACGCACTTTACGCGAAAAATACAATAGTGTCACAAACTCGGGCAAATTATTTAAAGCCTCATACGGACAAAATCTCTCAAGTGCATTAGCTTATGGTGTAGGTGGAAGTATGTATTCAGTGAAAGATAAAATAGGATATCGTATGACAAAAACGCCGGTTTTTGATAAAAACACAGGGGTGAAACGATGTGTTGAATATACTACACGAAGAAGTGCATATTGCGAGCCGACTACTCCCGTTTCTCCAAGTGCTTTAGTTCCAGGTATTCTTGACACAATTGCGGCACATTTGCGTCTTCATATGGAAGAATTCCGCAACTCCAATTTCTGGGCTTATACTTGCGATGGAGATGAAATCGGCACTTATATAAATGATGGCGGCAATGATATGTATGACAGTGCTAATTTCGTGACACCTTGGTTGCGTTCTGGGGAAAGATATGATTCAACCAATAACGATGTGGAGGATTATCCTTATTGCGTAACCTACAGCACTACCACAGAAACAATCGTGGATACGGATTTCCATTATGTGAGTTTAGGGTGGATATATGAAGAAGATACAGATGACCCCCAAATAGACCAATCACGACACCCAATCACTTTATTGGGATACCGCAATGATGGACCAGTAGGCTGGCAAGTGGGCGGTAATATAGGTGCAGATGGAGGAGGAGATGCTACTTCAGGTTATGTGTATAATGGCGACACAGTGAATGGTTTCACTGTTTATGCGGGATATAGACAAGTGTATAATGCAGGCGATCCAACCATTTGTAATTTGGTGATTTTATTAGGACATCCATCTTGGGCTACCGAATTTGGACCGGTTACATTGATTGCGGATGATGACGATACAAGGTACGGCCAATTTGTTATGTATGCAGGTGAAGGGTCAAAGAATGTATTTTCCATCCATACATTATTGAGTAAGCCGGACAATGATGACGAAGAGCCTATATCTAATTCGGAATTGGAAACCGTGATTGGTAATTTCATCACAAGAGTAAAGGAAGTGCTGAACCTTTAATCCACTCATTGTTTTATCCTTCGGTCCCCTACAATGAATATTTGAAAGAAGACATATAAATAAGATTTTATGAAACCATATAGATTACATAAAATGATATATTATCTTTTACCACAAACATCACCCTATACATATAAATATTTGGTATATGAAACCCAAATGCAAATACCGGAATGTTATATTTGTCAATCCCTTTTGCATTATTTGACAAACATAAAGGAAAAAATAACAAGTCGAGAGAAAGAATGGGATCATTATAAAAAATACACAAATACTTATGAGTATATTCATAGTGTGGTTCCTCATATAAAAAAACCAGTTTCCAAGTATCGTCCTTTGTCGCGTTCTTATTTTAAAATGGTTGAAATCATACACCAATTTGAACTTATTTCTCTCGCAAAATATAAATCGCGACCAATTAAAACATTCCATTTAGCGGAAGGTCCAGGTGGATTTATTGAGGCAGTTGTGAATTTACGGCGTAATATAAACACAAATACTTATGCAAAAACAACGAACCGATTTGGCGGACTTGAACCAGCGGATACGGTTGATATTTATTATGGTATGACACTTGATTATGATGAAAAGACAAATGTATATGGATGGAAAAAGAGCGAGCATTTTCTTGAAACAAATCCATCTGTAGTTATTGAAAAGGGTGCGGACCAAACCGGTAATCTATTGAATTTGTGTAATTTAGAATATTGTCATAAAAAATATGGAGGAACAATTGATTTTATAACAGCCGATGGGGGGTTCGACTTTTCGTCTAATTTTAACGGCCAAGAATTGAGTGTTGCTAATTTACTTTTCGCCCAAGTAGCATATGCTCTTTTTATGCAAAAATATGGTGGAGCATTTGTGTTAAAATTATTTGATTGTTTTCATAAACACACGATTGATATTATTTATCTCCTGTCTTCTTTTTATAAACAGGTGTATATTTGCAAACCGCAAACAAGCCGTAGCGGAAACTCGGAAAAATACATAGTATGTAAAGGATTTTTGTATCAATCAACCACGAGTTTTCATGGATATATTCACCACATTTTCGCAAAAATGGGAAAATACGAAAAACAAGAATTGGGACGCAATTATTATTTACACCAATTTTTAGGGTTCCAAATTCCTAAATTCTATTTGAATAAAATAGAGGAATATGTTTCTGTGTTCGGGCAACAGCAATTGGAAAATATCCATTTCACGATGAATTTAATCGCCAAAGTAAATAAAAAAGAAAAATCGCCCGACAAAATAGAACAATTGATTAAATTAAATGTTTCAAAATGTATTCAGTGGTGTAATATACATAATATTCAGTGTAATCAGTTTTCTTAAGACACGAGACACAAGACACGAGACACGAGATATATGATTTTTATTATTTGGTGAAAATCATATTTATAATTAGGGAAATATTTACATATAGTTAGGATAAACTTGCCGCTTCTCTAAATCTGCTCTAAATCTTTTAATTTCCAATATTCGCACCCACCATTCATTAAAGGACGGCGAATAATAAACGGTATTTTTTTCTGTTCCAATTCAGCAGAAGCAATAATAAACCCATCAATAATTTCCGGTCCTAAATCAACAAATGGTTTGGCTCCGCCATTTATTTGTTTTGCCCTTTCACCAAGGATCCTCGCTTTCTCATATTTTGTTAAGAAAGGCAGTGTTTGGTGTAGTGGGTCATTAATTACCCCATATTCATCATACACAATGGTTGATAAAGCCTCCACTTCTTCATAATTGTGTTGCACCAATTCAGGATGATAATCCAGAATAACATCGTGCTTCATTTCATCACCTAATTTTTGCAGATAATTTGCCCCATATTCCATTTCATCTTCATCATCCGATGTTTCATTTCCAATATCAAACACATATTCAGGAACATCATCGCGTTTTTTGACGGATTTCTTTTTTTCTATAGGATCTTCGTATAACTCTTCTTCATCAATTTGCGAACCAAGCTCGTCATCATCTTCCGACATATAACTATCTTCTGCAGTATCTGCCTGACTTTCTTCATCAGAACCAGCATCACTCACCTCACTATCATCTGGATTACGAACCACCTTTTTAGCGACCTTTTTCGTAGGTTTTTGGCTTAATTCATCGTCAGAACTACTTTCAGCACCTTCAGAGTATTCGGATTCAATATCGGACATTGTTATACTTTATATAAATATTGTTTCTAAATGTGTTTTGTTCTCTTATAAATGTCATAAAAAACGGTTCAATTTTTTATCACAGGTTTTTCACAATACATTGAAATAAACAAATAACAAAACAACGAAACAACCCACTTTATTTATCATCTGTTTTCCATACAGTATCACATTCCGCACAAATATACACATACTTCATATTGTCATCGTCGTATCTCATATAAATAATTTCCACTTTTTCCATTTGTTTTTCATTTGTTTTACAGGCAATATTAGGGCATTTCATATTGTAAATGCGAGGTAAAGTAGGATCCAATTTCGTATAACGATTAATAATATGATTGAATTTTTGTTCTCCCTTTTTCAATTCTGTTTTTAAAACACAAACACCTTCTTCCATAGCAGTATTATCTGTAGTTCCGCATTTACGACAATAGTAAGAAGTAGTATTTCCATCTTCGCCAAGCGAAATATAAAGCATATTCGAGCAAACCGTGCAGAATTTCATTATACAATAAGTGTAGATTGTTTTAATAGATTGTGTTTAATTGATTTTTTTCACTATAATTTTACTATAACGACTATTCAATTTTTTTAGACTACACAATGCGTATGTCTTATGCCCTGGTGCTGGTGCTACCCGGGGTAATATTCTTTCCCCGGGGATTGTTTCCACATAAAAAATTGATTGTCCCTGCTTGATTATTGTAGATAGTATAAATAAGAATTTCAATAATTTCCGATAAATATTCATTATTGGAAACAAATTAAATATATCAATATATACACTTATAACAAGAATTCAATGAGTAGACCAGTTAAGAAAATTCGTCCCAATGTCAGTTCGGCCAGTTTAACAAGCCCAAAGACAGTGGAAGGTGGAAGTCGTCCATCAACTCCATTTTCGCCATTAAGTAGTTTTCTTTATAACCATAAAACAGAAAAAGGATCGGGAAAAACTTGTACGCACACGAGAATGGGTGATACTGGTTTAAATATATATGCCGGGTCTTACCATATTGATGAAAAAGCAATGGATGAATTCATTCCCATCTATTACAAGGAAGTCATAGAACAAGGTGTGCCGGAGTTCTTGACTGAAACACAATTGCCGAGCGATGGACCATTATTGATTGATTTGGATTTTCGGTTTCCCTATGAATGCACGACCCGCCAATATACAAAAGATCACATTGACGATTTTGTAATTGGTCTTTTAGATGAGTTGAAAAATGTTTATCAATTTGACGAAAATACCAATTTTGATATTTACATTCTTGAAAAACCGAAGATAAATCGCGTAGAAGAAGATAAAATCACAAAAGATGGATTACATATTATTGTTGGAATGAAAAGCGAAAACCGGATGAAACCGATTTTACGAAGTCGTATGTTGTTAAAATTAGAGGATATGTGGGGTGACGGCTCTCTCGGTTTAACAAATGATTGGGAATCGGTTCTTGATAAGGGTGTTATGAATGGAACGACAAACTGGCAAATGTATGGGTCTCGCAAACCAGCACACGATGCATACGAACTCACATATATATATCATATTGGGTTTGATACAGCAGATAACGAATTCACATTTCAAACAATAGATGTGAAATATAAACCGATTAATAAAAAAGAGATTTTCCCCAAATTATTGGCGAAATATAGACACCACCCGGTCTTCTTCTATAAAAACGATTTCATTAAACAAATAGACGGTGTTGAAAATCAGCGTCCTCGTTCTTCCGCAGCCCCCATAAATTTAGCAAAACATACTGCTGCGAGAAATAGTGATATCGCACTAAATATCCGCAGCGAAGACGATTTAAATAGTGAATTTGCACTTTTCATACAATCTATAGAGCACGAATATGATTTGATGGATATAGTGAAATATGTGATGTCGTTGCCCGAATCATATTATGGAACTGGTAGTTATGAAAAATGGATAAAGGTTGGGTGGGCGTTAAGAAATCGCGATGACCGTCTCCTTATTGTGTGGTTAAAATTTAGTTCGCAGTATAGCGGGTTTGATTATTCATCACAACCAATGGAGTTATATGATAAATGGCAGAAATTTGATTTGATGAACCCGAATGGCTTAACATCTCGGTCCATTATGTATTGGGTGAAAACAGATGCAAAAGAGAAATATAAGGAAATCCGCAATCAGAGTGTGGATGGAATGATTGACCGTATGCTCGGTAGTTATGAAGATATTAGTGAAGATGATAAAAAACCGGATCGCACTGGATGCACGGATTATGATATAGCCTGTGTATTGCATTATTTATTTAAACACGAATATGTATGTGTCAGTATTACAAATAATATATGGTATAAATTTGAAGAACCTCGCTGGGTTCGTATTGATGCGGGAACGCATTTAAGAAAATCTATTTCTGTGGAATTGCGTAATATTTATTTGCGAAAAGTGAATTATTATATTGATTTAAGATCCCGATTACGAGAAGGTGAAGAAACGGCGAAAATCAAGAAAATGGGGAAATTCATCGATAAAATTCTTGGTGTAGCACATCGTCTTGGTTCAACAAACGACAAGAAAAATATTATGACGGAAGCGAAAGAATTATTTTACGACGACAAATTCTTGGATAAGTTGGATGCAAACCGCAATCTTATTTGTTTCAAAAATGGAGTGGTAGATTTTACACAGAATATTTTCCGTCGAGCACAGCCGGAAGATTATGTGACAAAATGCACGGGTATTGACTATATGGAAAAACTTGGCCCAGAACACGAAGCGATTAAAACTGATATCCACAAATTTATGCGTGAATTGTTTGCGGTAAGTCGTGAATTGGAGGATTATATGTGGGAGCATTTAGCCTCTACATTAATCGGTGTTTTGCCCGATCAAACATTCAATATGTATATTGGTGAAGGTCAAAATGGGAAATCGGTTTTAACAAAATTGATGAAATGTGTTTTGGGTGAATATATGGAAGTGGTTCCATTGTCGCTTTTAACGGAAAAACGCACGAAAATTGGCGGCACATCACCCGAAGTATTGGCGTTGAAAGGTATTCGTTTAGCACTTATGCAAGAACCGACAAAAGGTGATATATTGAATGAAGGTATTATGAAACAATTCGTAAGTGGAACTGACCCAATTAGTGCTCGCGGTCTCTATATGCAATATTCGGAAACATTTTATCCTCAATTTAAACTGGTGTTGGCTTCCAATTATTTTATGACAATTAAGAGCAACGATCACGGCACTTGGCGTCGTGTTCGTGTCATTGATTTTGCGTCCAGATTTACAGATAATCCGGTGGAAGGCGACAGGGAAATTCCATATCAATTCAAGATTGACCGCAGTTTAGAAACCCGTATTGAAGGATGGAAGGAGGTTTTCGCACATATGTTGGTGCAAATTGTATATCGCACTGGTGGATTGGTGAAGGATTGTCCTATGGTATTGGCGTCGAGTAATTCGTATAGACAAAGTCAAGACTATATTGCTGAATTCATCAGCGATAAAGTATGCGAAGATGCGAAAGGGATTATTACGAAAACTGCTTTATCGCAGGAATTCACAATCTGGTATCAAGGCACATACGGACGAACAGGTAGTCCAAGTATTCGTGATGTGATTGCCTATATGGATAAGAAATATACAAAATGTCCTAAAAAGAGAGCGTGGATAGGGGTAAGTATTCGGTATGAGCGTGATGAAATAGAGGAGGATGATGGTGTGGAAGATATCTTAATGGAAGAACTATAGAGAGAAATGGCGTGTAATATTTAATAGGTAAATTCAAGAGGTTTGTTTGCATAATCGCCTAACCCCACATCAATAATATAGTCAGTTATATCAATCATTTTTTCAACATTGATAATATGGTCCAAATTCACCATTTGGGTGGTGGTTGTGTGTAGAAAGATTTCATCGCTATCTTGCGTAAAATTCTTTTTATTTTTCAAAGAAACCTCTTTTTTAGCGGATTGAAAATCATCTTTTGTGATAGTATCTTTGTTTTTTTGGAAAACTCCTATTTTTTCAAATACTGCTTTTTTTCCTAAATATTTCACAAATATTCCATCAAAAGAAACAGGCGGATTTTCAGATGCAATATGGTAAAAATTGCCTTTTATAAAACTGTTTGTGTTTATAAGGGGTTTCACTTTATGGGTATGGGTATGCGTATGTGTTTTTCTCCCTATATGTGTTTTGGATTTTACTGATAGCATTTTCTATATTTATAATAGGAGGTTTTATCCGTTCTACCTTGGGTGTCATATTCAATACATCGTGTGTGAATGCTACACCCCTTGATAATAGTCGCTCGTGATAAAAAGACGATGAAATTTGGGAATATAAACTGTACCTGTAATCATACTCCACACATAGAGCCCTGCCTTATATATCCAAGACTGCACCATATAAATCATATAAGGATAAAGGAAAAACACGGAAAGCCAAAACGCATCTTTCCATTCATTGCGTTTCACACCTTCTATGTATTGTTTTAAAAGCATCAAATGAATGATGAGAAAAACGAAAATGTAAAAGGCAATAAGTATGTTGTTTATGAACTTTATACTTTCATACATTTCGCTTTGGTGGTTTGCAAGTTGTTGATATTTTCCATTTTCGCCTTCTAAATCTTTTTTTGTTTTATATAATATTTCTGTTTGTGTATCTACAACCGTACTATCCATATATAGTTATAGTGTATTTGATTAGCACAAAGGAAGGCTTCAACCTCCCGATAAATAATGGGCGAATAGTATTTGTATCCTTCCCGAATGGTTAGGATGTAATCAGTATAGTCGTTATAGTTTGAACTCAATCTCATCATATGGCTCGACTACATTTTTATGGCCGATTTTACTGGATAATAGTTCCGCATAAGCTCCTTCAATTGTGGTGAAAGCACACAAATTTGTCTGTTGGTTATATCTACCAGGGCAGCACGCATCACCACTACATTTAGTTGATCCGCTTGCACTACTGGCAACACCAATAATATTTCCGGATTTCTCAATATTTAATTTTTGTGTATCGGTAAGTTCAGCACTTTGTGAAATAGGAGGTAAATCCAATTCATCGTAATTTGTAGGACTGCGTGAATTTATATCAATAAACACGGTATAAAGTGTATATGCGACATACGCCAAGAGTGCGATGCTAAACAAGTCAAAAATAAACCCGGGTATGAAAGGCAATACGGATTCAAGGGTTTGTATTGCTAAATATCCTACTAACCCAATAACTAAAGAAATAACGACTTTTGTGTATTGTGCGTATTTCTTGGAATAACTCGCAGTAAGTGCAAGTGAGCGTTTTTGGTTATCTAATGCAGCATCAATTTGTTGTTTTTTATCGTTTAGTCTCGTGTATTCTGCATCTAATACTTCTTGTTCGGTAGGGGTTGCACTCATTTATATTATGTATTCACATAATATCTATGTATAGCTTATGCAATTATGAGCGATTGCTAATCATATAAAGGACAATTGCAATGGAAGCTGCCGACATGGCACCCAATGCAAGCATCGTATTTTGCTGAACGATTAATTGATTTTTATCTTCAATTGCAGCTTCTCTCAAAGTAGGAATATATTCCGGATTACTGGGATTATACAAAAGATTAGAACTCATATCATACATTCTATTTCCAGACATACTTGACACTAAATTGGAAAAATCGGCTGCAGTGTATCCTTCTCTTCTGGAATTACAATCACTATAGGCTTCTGTTGAAGGGGGTGATACCTGGTCTTTCACCTCTAAATGCGGTTGTGGAGATGCTATATAAGATGCAAAAGTATCATTTTTACTATTAATATTGTAATAGGAACTCATATATAATTCATTCATAAATTGTTTTGCTAAACATTTTTAAATACATAATAAAGAGTAGCAGTAGCTAACATAGACCACAAAACGCCAACCATAATAGTTGTGTGATATTGTTCTTGTTGTAATTGATAGATTGAATCGGGAACCTGATGTAGTTCTTGCATTTTTCCGTCTAATTCTCTCTGTAGTTTTTTGTATTTTTCATATTCAATGTTATTTATAGAAGCACCATCATAAAAACTCTGCGACATTATATACAATTATATGAAAAAATTTTGTACTGCATCTTGGTTTTTATACACATAATACAAAAGCCCACTTATACCAATCGTCATATTGAAAAAATGCAACAATTCACGACCATATAATTCCTTCATATTCTCATATTTTTCTTTCGCACTTTCTATCTGATTTTTATTTTCTACAATAGTTAAACTTGCAGTTTTGTTTCTCTCGCAACTTGTTTTTAAAGGCGTTCCAATTTCTGCGGTAGCACATTCGGCAGATGCATAATACATATCATTTTCACTATATCCGGCAATTGTAGTCATATTCTATATGCTATATTACTATATTCTTATTGCGTATTATCGCGGCAGGGCGGTGTTGCCTGCTGTCATCCCATTATTTACATACACGATAGTATATACTTATTAATGCAGTAGGACTTTTTCTATGTAAGCGAACAATTTGCCCTGGACGCAAACAAATCGCCATTGCTAAAGGGTCGAAACGGGATATTTCCGGCAATTCCGCCAATTTTTTCACATTGTTTTCTTTCATAAACTTTTGGGTTTGTTCTTCTGTTAAAACAAATGCTTGTGGTTGTTTTTCGTGTTTCAATACATTGAATTGTAATCGTTTTATATTAAACATATTCACATAAATCTCATCGTGGTCGTATAAATATTGAATACGATCTTTCATCGTGTCATTTGGATCATTATCAATAATCACAATCAATACATCTTGTTTTCCCAAAACACCTTCTGTAAAATAGAGGTCTTCTATAATTTCATCCAATGCCTGAACTCTCATTGTCTTCGTCTGAACCTGATTTGATATAAAATATTTCACATAGCATTTTGTCCCATTTTCGTTTGTCATCAACATATCTAATTGTTGTTGGCTAAACATAGCATCAATTTCATTCGTACTAAAATTCACATAATCTGCTACATTATATCCATATTGTTCGAGCATATCAAGCAAATTTGTGCGTGATTTATACACACTCATAATGCGATTATCAGATAAGGTTGAACTCATTTTAAAGGCTCTTTCGTATATTATAAGTAAAGAAGTAAGTTTTTATGTCTCTATTTTCTCTCAAATAATAATTCAATTTTCTCCTCGGATAATATCCATCCAATAAGATAGTCGCAATTTACCATATGAAAACACACGATTAGAATAATCACGCTGGGTTCTCTCAAGTAATTCAGGAGAAATGTCGCTCCACCTATTCACAATCAATACCGGCAATCCTTCATATAAGAAATCCAGCGGGCTTGTTTTCACAATAGGAATACACCCTAAACAAAGAGCTTCCCAAGTGCGATGACAATCAAGGCCATTCCCGTGTGGTGAAATAACAAACGCATATTTCACTTGATTTTCCCAAGTCGTTTTTCTCTCAACTTGTGTAGGTTCATAGAAGACACACTCTTTATTTAGTTGGTTCAATGCCTCTCGGCGGTCAAAACAATACCGACCTTTCAATGAAAAATGGAAATTCGCATAGGCTTTGCCTATTTTCTCCACCAAGGGCGGAGCTTTTTCTCTCGTTTCAACAAGAAGAGCCTCCTGTTCTGCTGGTGTCATCTTCGCCCCCCAAGATGTATCTTTCACCATAGTATGATAATCTAACCCTATAGGTATTTGTCTAATTTTCTTGTAGCTAAATGTGGTGCAATTTTGTGAATACCAGCGAATTAATAAGGGGTGGTTTGTAAAGTTTTCCAATTCACTTGGCGACAATAAGTCGGAAACGGAAATATCACAATCACCAGATACGAGAATAAATTTGGTTTTAATATGTGGTAATACCACCTCAATAAAATGGCGTAAAGCGGTTGAACAAATATAGATGAGACTACCTTCTCTCAACATTTGAAATTGAGATGCGTCATACCCGTGCATTTGGGTAATAGATGATATAGGTAGTGTGCTATATACATCGCAGGATTTCATAATCCCTCTGCTACTCACATATTTCTGGTTGTTTTCTTCTGTCATATATTTTCTCTCGTTTTTTTTGTTCTATATTGTTTTCTCTCGTTTTTCACAGAAAATTGAGAGAAAGAGAATAGGAATACAAAATCATATAAAAAAGTGGGATTACCTAAACACAAGATGAAACAAGAAACTTTTATCACAAAATATAAACCATATAGTTTATCTGCGTTTTATGCGACTACACAAAATGAGGCCGGACAGAGAGAAGGTGCTGAAATTGCGAGAGTTCTTGAAACTTTTCTTAAGATAGATGATTTAAATCTACTTATTGTTGGCGAAGCCAACTCTGGAAAAACGACGCTTTTATATGCACTTTTGAGAGAATATTATGGACTTTCTCAAGAAGACACTATACCGGAAACGAATATTATGATAATTAACAATTTGAAAGAACAGGGGATTAATAATTACCGCAACGAAATGAAGACATTTTGTCAGTCGCATTGCACTATTGCAGGTAAAAAGAAAATCATATTAGTGGATGATATTGATATGGTATATGAACAGAGCCAACAAGTATTTCGCAATTATATAGACAAATATAGCAGGAAGGTCCATTTTATAGCTGCGTGTTCGAATATACAGAAAGTAATTGAAAGTCTCCAATCCAGGCTACATATTGTGAAAATTACACCACCATCTATTAAAAAAATCACAAATATGGCGAAAAGGATTATGGAGGAAAATCATATTCAAATGACGGATGAGGCAATCGGTTATTTAATCCGCAGATCAAACCATTCAATCCGGAATGTGGTGAATAATTTAGAGAAAATTTGGATATATTCGAGAGAAGAGATTGTTATTGATGAAAAAACTTGTGAGAACCTTTGTTCAACTATTTCTTTTTATTATTTCGACCAATATTTAGATGCACTCGAGAGAAACCAATTAAATGAGGCAATAAAAATATTCTACCATATTTATGACTATGGATATTCGGTGATTGATATTCTGAATTATTTTTTTATTTATGTGAAAACTTGTTCTCTCGCCGAAACGATAAAATATGAAATTATGCCCTTTTTATGTAAATACATAACTGTTTTTCACAATACACACGAGAACCATATTGAATTGGCCCTATTCACAAATGATTTATATAAAAATATTTGGAGAAAGAAGGCAACATAAATCGGTCCATAATACGATTAGACCCCAATGAATAAAATAATACCATATTGTAAATGGCGACACAGGTGTTTAGAAAATTAGTTCCAAAATCGTTTTTGTTCGAATTTCTCGATAAGATTTGTTTTAAATCAGATAAATACTATTTAGTCGATTATAATTCCTATCGTATTTTTTTACATAAAGAATTGAGAGATGAATTTGTATTGGAACTTGAAAATTATTATCACACATCAAAATGTTTTTATATTAATCGGAAAATGACATACAATTCATACATCAATATTATACGACAAATATGTAAAACAAATAAAATCCAATTTGAACCACAAATAAAATACAATAAATCCAAGTATTGTATTGAGTTGGTGATTTATCACGAGGGTGTTGCATCAGGCACAACCGAAAGTGGTAATCTGGAATTACAGAAAATAGTGGGTGCATCTACCGCATCCGTATCAGCAGGTATTCATCCTCCTTCTCATCCTCCTTCTACAGAAGAACCAATATGAGGCACTTCATAATGTAATGGGGGGGTGGAGGGGGGATGTGTGGAATACTTTTTTATCGCAGTATTGTATAAATGTTCTCAAAACCTCTACATTATTATGTATTCACTTTAACCATTATTTTGGTATCAGGGTTTGTTGCAAATAAATTTAAGAACGCATTTGAAACACACGACGAATACGATTTAATCCGTGCTTATTTATTAAATGATTCGCCTTTGTATGGCTATAATCGCCCTAAAATTTGGATACACAGTAAATTTGAATACAATTCCAGAAAATGGAAGAGTTTTATGGATAGGTCAAGCTACGATTTAAATCAACCTTATCTCCATACAACTATACGATCTATTATAGATCACTGTGGAGATGATTTCCATATTTGTCTCATTGATGACGATACATTTAGTAAATTAATTCCAAACTGGGATATTGACCTTAAATCTGTGGCCTATCCTATGAGAGAACATTTACGCGAAATAGCAATGGCGGAATTAGTGTATTATTATGGTGGGATGGCTGTTCCAAACTCTTTTTTGTGTTTGCGGCCTATGATTGATTTATACCAAGAATATGTAGGTAAAAATCGTGCATTTGTATGCGAAACATTGAACCGTTTTTGTAATATGGGTTCCACGAAAATACAAAATCGCGTGTTTGTCCCCGATCATTTTTTTATGGCGGCACCTAAAAATTGCGAGGTGATTAAGAAATACATTGAATTTTTGAAAGAGCGGGTTCAATACGGGCACTTTACGGCGGAGCCAGAATTCCGTGGAGACAGTGCTGCGTGGTTAATGACAGCAGTTGAAAATGGGGAGATGGATTTAGTTAGCGGCGATTTGATTGGTATAAAGTCATACAAGAAGGGGAAACCTATACTGATTGAAAATTTACTGGAAGAAGATTATCTTGATTTACATCCAGAATGTGTTGGTATTTTAGTTCCGCGTGAAGAAGCATTGCAACGAACAAAATACCAATGGCTTCCTGCTATTAGTGTAGAGGAATTTTTAGAATCGGAGACCATTTTAGCAAAATATATGAAGATTTCTATGATACACAGTGTGCGTGAAAACATACCAGCTAATGTGAAAAGCGTGATTGCTTTATAACGACTATTTGTAGCGTAAGCTTGATATTCAATCTATACTATGGTATGTATTGAATTTCTTTTATTGTTTTACCTAAATACATATAAAGATTTTCCTATATAAATGAAGTAAATGAGCTTACCCGACAAAACAGATAATATGGATTACCATAACCATAACACTACTATTGCGATGAATGACGAAAACGATGAAGAAATTGAAGAATTTATGTTTCGGCCTATTGAGGATGAGACGCACCAGAACCATAACCAGAACCAGCAACCGATTGATTTAGCAATACAAACAGTGAAAAGTTTATACAGTCAATATGAAAATGATAGCTATATGTTTCAAAAAACGCATAATTATATTTGTTATAATTTACCGTCTATATTGGAAAATATTCGGCATTCCTATTTAGAAAGGCAACAGAGAAACGAGGAATTGTCTTTGGAACAAGATGCATTCATTAAATCTTTTTTAGCGAATAACCAATATTTTTATGTACCTACCACGGAACGATTTTTCAGTTATAATGGCGAAAATTACCGCCACGAAAATGAAGACGATGTGCTACATCTTGTTTTAACGACCATATCAAAAGAAAAACGCATATTAATGCCGCGGAAACCACAAACCAAGGTCTATATTATGAAACGAATAAAGGATATGCACTTGTTTAAATCCGTGCCGGAATCACACACTATACAAAATATATTTTCGCTACTCTGTCCTGCCGTTTTTTCCACAAAAGCAGAAGCAAAATATTTCTTGACAATTCTCGGCGACAATTTATTGAAAAAATGCGGGACATTAAATTATTTTATTAATCCAAGTGCGAAACATTTTATACGCGAATTATCGAATATTTCCGTGTATAGTTTTGGCGTCAATTGTGCTACAGGAATAAATTATAAATTTTACGAACATTCTTACCAACAAAGTCGGTTAATTCGTATAAACCAAATGGAAAATGACAGTGTGTGGTCTGTTGTGATAAGACAAGCGTTAAACATTTTATGTGTTGCCGCTCATTATTCAAATCGTTATGGATGTGCCGATGATTTTTTGTTAAATAATTGTAATGACAAGAAATTGGTTCAATATGCGAGATATTTAATGAATTTAACCCCGGGAAAAATCGTGGATAGTTTTCTTTCCGAATACATAATTGTAGTAATACCTGGAACAACGATGAGTAGCCCGAAACTTTCTTGGAAAAATATGCAGTATTTGTGGAAAAAGTTTCTGGATAAATTACAATTACCTTCTGTGATTTTCCAACAGAATTTGAAGAATATATTGATACAGAAACTATCTTCGAACTATAGTGCGGAACACGATACTTTCACAAACCTATCAAGTAAATATTTACCGTCTATACAGAATTTTCTCCAGTTTTGGGATGAAACAATGGTGTGTGTTGAACGGGAAAAATACGAGTTATTAGAATTTGAAATAGAAGAAATTTGGCAGTTATATCGTAATTGGTTTTGCAATATGGGGAGTGGTTCTGTTTCTTTATCGGAGAAAGAGATTGCCGATTTAATTGCCTATTTTTATCCAAATGTGGAGATTGAGGAGGATAAATATATAAGGGGAGTGCGTTGCATTTTATGGGATAAACATATGGATATACAAATTGCAATGGAGCAATTATGGGATTACGAAAAAACAAAATCACCTAAACAACACCGCGACAACATAGATAAAGTATCCATCTATGATGCATATGTGTGGTATTCGGATTATTATTCTTTAGCCAGGAATGGAAAAGTATCTCCCGCTAAATATCACACAAAAATATTAGTAAGTAAATCGTATTTTGAGAAATATGTTTGCGAACAATACAGGGTGGATGATACTTATATTTATCGTGTTTCATCAGGGAGCGATTTATCTATAGTGTAAATTAGGGGGTGATCTTCCCGAAGGGTTAGGATGTAATCAGTATAGTCGTTAATCCATTTTGCGGGCAGTTTTACGAGTTCCGGGTCTTCTTCTGGCGGTTTTCTTAACATACCCGAATTTCCCCTTTTCGGCGAAAAATCCGTATTTTTCAAGTCTCTTTTCGCGTTTAGCAGTTCCGTGCTTCTTTTTGGAGACAATGCGACCCCATTTATTCATTATTAATTGCTTACGAGTTAATTCACCGGGGGTTTTATAGGCAGTTCCATTCCAGACTTGTTGTCTGGAACCAAACAATTCCTTGAATTTGTGTCCGTCAATGTGGTAAGTACCGTCTTCGTGTCTGTGAGGGCGTTTCATTATATATAATTAAAATATTTTATATAATGTAGAACCCACAGATATATGCTAAATATAAGAGGAACAAAATATAGCCATATAGTGAAATACAATGTATTATATTTGCTTATTACATCGGACACCACTTTGTCTTAAATATTGGGAATAACGCATTTTTTGGGAAATATTCGGATCATTTGTCGCAGTCTTTAGTTTTGCATATTCTGCCTTTTTACACGCCTTTGAATAAGCACAATATTTTTCAATATCGTTTGTTTTGGAGAGGATGCTTTGCATCATGGTGTTATATTATGTATAGAGGTATTATGATAGGATCGGCCAGCAAAGCTGTCCTTTAACGGTCGGCCAGCAAAGCTGTCCTTTAACGGTCGGCCAGCAAAGCTGTCCTTTAACGGTCGGCCAGCAAAGCTGTCCTTTAACGGTCGTGCCTTCGTCACTTGACGGTCGGGAGACTTCGTCTCCCTTAAAAAATTGAATAAAACATATAAAGAATTACTATTACCTATATACACCACTACTTTTATATTTACTCATATTCAACATACCAGAATGTCAAATCTCGCTAAACAATACCAACGCAAAAGTGATAAGCAACACGTCCTCGATAATCCAGACACCTACATTGGTTCTGTTGAAATTGTTGATACTCCTATGTGGATCTACGACGACGAAACCAACAAAATTATCACAAAAAATATGAAATATATTCCTGGTCTCTATAAATTATTTGACGAGGGTGTTGTAAATTGTCGCGACCATGTCATTCGTATGTTGCAAAACCAATCTGAAAATAAAAAACTCGTATCTTATATTGAAACCGATATTTCACCAGATGGAACCATTACACTCACAAATGATGGAAATGGTATTGATGTAGCAAAACATCCCGAATATGACCTCTGGATCCCTGAAATGATTTTCGGCCATCTTCGCACCTCCACCAATTACGACAAAACAGAAGAAAAAATCGTCGGTGGAAAAAACGGGTTCGGGTTCAAATTAGTCCTGATTTGGTCTTCTTATGGTTATATTGAAACGGTCGACCATATTCGTGGTCTAAAATATACCCAAGAATTTAAAAACAACTTAAATGAAATTTGTCCGCCTACTATTACGAAAGTAGCGAAATCTACAAAACCATATACAAAAGTCGTATTCCGTCCAGACTATAATCGTTTTCATTTACCTGACGGGTTGTCGCCAGATATGCGTAGTCTAATGAAAAAGCGTGTATATGATATTGCCGCGGTTACAGACCATACAAAGAAAATTCGTGTTGCGTATAACGGCGAACAAATCCCGATAAAGAATTTCCAGCAATATGTGGATTTATATGTAGGGACAAAAGACGAAACAAAACGCATATACGAAAGTCCAGATGAACGCTGGGAATATGCGGTTGCACTTTCACCTACACGCGAGTTCCAACAAGTATCTTTTGTAAATGGTATTTGCACTTTTAAAGGCGGGAAACATGTAGATTATATTCTCGGCCAAATCACCCGCAAAATGATAGACTATATTGAGAGCAAGAAAAAGACCCGTGTCCATGCGAATTCCATCAAAGAACAAATCATTCTGTTCTTGCGTTGTGATATTGTAAATCCTGCATTTGATAGTCAAACCAAAGACTATATGAATACTCCTTCCAATAAATTCGGTTCATCTTGCACTATCAGCGATAGCTTTATTGAAAAGGCAGCGAAAATGGGTATTATGGATTTGGCGTGTTCTATTACAGAATTAAAAGATAACAAGATGGCGGCAAAGCAGACGGATGGTGTAAAGACAAAAACCGTTCGCGGTATTGAAAATTATGTAAGTGCGAATATGGCCGGTACCGAGCAATCAAACCGATGCACGCTTATTTTGTGCGAGGGATTGAGTGCTATGGCTGGTATTATGGGTGGTTTAACAAAAGCTGACCGCGACTTTATTGGTATTTATCCTCTAAAAGGAAAATTGCTAAATGTCCGTGGAGAACCCGACAAGAAAATCGCGGAAAATACGGAAATCACAGACATAAAGAAAATACTTGGACTTGAAAATGGGAAAAAATACGATACTATCGAAGAAGTGCATCGTCAGTTGCGTTATAGCAAAGTAATGGTAATGACCGACCAGGATGCAGATGGTAGCCATATTAAAGGTCTCTGTATTAATCTCTTCCACAGCAAATGGCCTTCTCTTGTAAAATTAGACGGTTTCCTCTCTTTTATGAATACTCCTATATTGAAAGGACGAAATGGGAATAAAACCGTTGAATTTTACAATGAAGGGGAATATGCGAAATGGAAAGAGACCCTTGGTGAAAAGGGGCTTTCTGGCTGGGATATAAAGTATTTTAAAGGTTTAGGAACATCTACTTCTAAAGAGTTCAAGGAATATTTCCAGAATAAAAGGGTTGTTGATTTTATTCACGAAATGCAGAGTGATGGGGCAATAGATAAGGTGTTTAATAAAGACCGGGCAGATGATCGCAAGACTTGGTTAGAGAACTACAACAAAAATGCGTATTTGGATACATCTTGTCCTCGTGTTTCATATGAGAATTTTGTGGATAATGAGCTTATTCATTTTAGCACTTACGATTGTGCTCGTTCTATTCCAAATGTGATGGATGGGTTGAAGACCTCGCTGCGTAAAATTCTCTATTGTGCCTTTAAACGCAATTTGGTGAAAGAAATCAAGGTCGCTCAATTAATGGGAGCTGTATCGGAAAAAACCGCATATCACCACGGTGAAATGTCGCTTAAAGGAGCAATTATTAATATGGCACAGACTTTTGTTGGTTCAAACAATATTAATTTATTGAAACCAAACGGACAATTTGGAACGCGTGTGAAGGGTGGAAAAGATGCTGCATCCGAGAGATATACATTCACTGAATTGAACCCACTTACCCGCTATATTTTCCCACAAATGGATGATTGTGTATTGAACTATTTGGATGATGATGGGACGCGAGTAGAACCCGAATATTATGTCCCTATTATTCCTTTTGCTCTTGTGAATGGAATTTCCGGTATTGGGACTGGATTTTCTTGTTCTATACCACCTTTCAATCCGGTGCAATTGGTTTCATATTTAAAGAACAAATTACTGGGGTATAGTGCCTATGAGGTAGGCGAATTTATCCCTTATTATGAAGGGTTTAAAGGGACCGTCGCGAAAATAGGCGACAACAAGTATTTAATTAAGGGGTGTTATGAGAAGGTCGGCACAAATAAAATTCGTATCACAGAATTACCAATTGGAACTTGGACGATGAATTATTACGATGAGTTTGTGGAAAAATTAATGGAACCGACAGTGGATAAAGATGGAAAAAAAACGGCTGCGGTAGTGAAAGATGCGAGAAATATGTCTACAGAGGTGGATGTGGATATTACACTGGAATTCAATCGCGGTATATTGGAAGGTCTTATGACGGAAGAGGGGTCTCCTACCAAAATAAGCCCTTTAGAGAAAATGCTGAAACTGGCTACCACTGTATCAACGACAAATATCCATATGTTTAACCCGGAAATAAAGCTACACAAATACAATTCTATAGAGGAAATCATTGATGAGTTTTACACGGTAAGATTAGAAACATATCGCAAGAGAAAAGAAGCACAATTGGTTGATTTAGAAAACACCTTGATGAAATTGTCAAATCGTGCTAAATATATAATGGCGAATTTAGATGGAACAATTGATTTGAGAAAAAAGAAGAAGGCGGAAGTGGATGCTTTGTTAGTATCACAACAATTTGTGAAAATAGATGGGGATTATGATTATTTAGTAAAAATGCCGATGGATTCCGTCACAAATGAAAATGTGGAAAAAATAATGAAAGAAAAGGGGGAATTGGAAACAGAAGTGGAAACATTGAGAAAGATGACAGTGGAAGAAATCTGGACGAAAGAATTGGTGGCGTTCGAAGAAGCTTACCAAAAGTATCGCGTACAACGAGCAATAGAAAATAGTAGCGAGGTGGCTACTCCCACTGCTGCTGCTGCTGCGAAAAAACCTGCAACTCGTATTATCAAAAGAGCAGTCAAGGCATAAAGCGACAAGCGAAGCGACAAGGCGAAGCGACAAGTGAAGCGACAAAGCGAAGCGACAAAGCGAAGCGACAAGGCGAAGCGACAAGCAAAGCGACAAGTGAAGCGACAAAGCGACACACATTCAACAAGCAATTAAAAATAAAAATAGAATTATATGGTTCTATTTTTATTGGACCAAACACGAAAAATCTTCTACCATCTTTTGTATTCAAGTTGTTTCCATTCACGGTCAATATTTTTAGGTAAATCAAACGGCATAATTAAGGTGCTTTGTGCTTCAATATATTTTTCGTAGGCAAGAGCTTCTGTATAAATACGAGGAACAAGGATCTTTAATACAAATTGGTTCAAATACTTTGTTTGTTCTTCGACGCGTTGCGTGTATTGTTCGGCATAATCAATAAACACATTACGCATCACCATTTTAATAACATCTATATTCTGTAAAGGAATAACAAATTTTCCGCCAGACATTTTAAAAACATTTTCTCTCATTTGTGTCTGTAAATCTTCAATGTTTCTACTGGAAAAAAAGTTTTGTGCTAAAGCATTCCATTCCATAGTTCCATTCAATGCTTCATAATAATTGTGAGACTTATTTTTCGCATTCACGCGTTCCATCATTCTAAATCTTGCATTTTGGTCTTCAAATTCTGCAATATTCACTCTTCCATTATATTTCACAATCGGTGTATAAGAATTATCAGAATAAGATTGGTAATTTGATTTCAATGACATATATACTTTACAGGGACAAATAATATATTTAGGAATTTTCGAGAGAGAAAAGACAAACAAGGAAACAGAATATGTATTTACAATATATAATGGATGAATTTTATTTATATGTATCAATCGCGGCAGTAATTATATTAATAATGTCTCTCGCTGCTTTTGGTGTTACGATGTATAAAGTAAAACAATTGGATGTATTCCCCCCTTTTCAAAACACTTGTCCCGATTATTGGGATATTAGTGGGAACTCGTGTGGGGTTCCAAATACTTCCACTTCTGTAAATACTGGCGATCGGGCTGTGTTTAAATTGAACGATTGTGCGTTTGGAGGCACTGCTACAAGCTACAACTGTGTTTATGCAATGGGTGTTCCTCAAGTTGCTGCATCAGATCCTTCTGTAAATTGGGGATATGATGCTTCTTTTTCCGGCACTGCACCTACAGATAGATTACGAGTAGCGAGAGAAAACAACAAATCCTTTATTCGTTTAAATGGTCCTGAAGCAGAAACTGCATTCAAAAGCTTATACCCAGGCTCATCCGTTCGTTGTGCTAAAAAAAGGTGGGCGGAGTTAAATGGTATTACTTGGGATGGTATTACTAACTACAATGGGTGTTAATGGGGGTTGATGTAGTTGTCATATGATGTAAAAATGGAGCTACTCCCCCCCCCCTCACAATAAAAAATATTCACACAATGATTATTCTAATAATTTATAAAATTGTGGTTTATTTTATATGGTAAATAGTATTATACATAATATTTTATCATCAAATGAAATTATAGAGATATTAGACAACGAGGATGTCATCATAAACAAAGAAAAACTTTCCAATACAGATAAAGTGAGCTTTTCAATTCAAGTATCTGCTGGTATCAAGACCAAATTAGAAAATAGTTTTGGTATTGATTTATCACAATTATCATCTATTCCTATGAGATGGGTTCGAGGCGATACGCCTATACATATTGATAAAGGGACAGACCTATTTAACAATACATATTTAGTGTATTTGACAGATAGTATTGGTAATTTAGTAGTCGATGGAAACTCATATCCTATTAATGCAGGTAACGGCCATATTTTTAGCGAAGGTCTTCAACATTATACAAGTAATAATGGTAATACCGAGCGTTTATTGATTGGTCCTATTAGTGAAAACGGTTTTCAAGTAGGCCTTGCTCCACTTGTATCATTTACTATGAATACATTTAGTGATTATTATAGTGGAGAAGGGTTTATGTATACTTGGTTATATAATTCTCCAAATGACCCACAAATAACTATTTTTGATCTTCCTCCTCCTACACCGGAGACCACAACAGACTATAATATATATAATTATGACAGTTCAGTAAATTGGACGCCTCCTCCTGGAAAAATATTCGGTGGGTGGAAATTAATGGAGAGAGATGGTAATGCACCAATCGAGCAAAATCACGAATTATCTCGTATTTATATGCCGGGTGAAACATATACATTAACTGGTTATACTTGGTTAGTACCAAATTGGATAGATCCCCCAATCGTCCCTATTTGTTTTACGGCAAACACGCCAATTAATACCGACCAAGGAATTATTCCTATTGAAAAAATTAATCCAAAAATAAACACTATTGGTAATAAAAAAATAGTAGCAATTACAAAAACAATATCACCAGATGATTATTTGGTATGTTTTGAAAAAAATTCTATAGCAAATAATATCCCTTCACAAAAAACAATTGTTAGTAAAGACCATTTAATATATAATGAAAGGCGAATGATAAAAGCAAGTGAGTTTGTTGCAAAATATAAAAATGTGTATAAAATCAAATACACCGGAGAAATTTTATATAATGTGTTGATGGAAAACTATGATAGAATTCTTGTAAATAATTTAATATGTGAAACTCTACACCCTCATAGTGTAATCGCACAATTATATGCTAATTTCTCTCATTACAATTTAGAAAAACAATGCATACTTATAAAAAAATATAATCGTGCTAACACTTCTCATAAAAAACGCCTTATCTATACAAATAGGTAATAGCATCATTAGTTATTGTTTCCCAAGTTGCAAATAACGAGTAATTGTCTTTATTTATGCAAAGCATAAATAAAAATAAGGTGAATGTCGTATAATATTCCCCTGGTTTGTTTTGCTACCAACCAGGTGAAACCGACATTACGCGACTAATTTTACACATAAAATTTCACTACAGAAGGTGGTTCTATGCCTGCATTTTGTCTTTTCGCCAAACTCACTACATCTTGGTATAGTTCAGTGGTTCCATTATACGCATTGTAATTTGATTCCATTATTTCGTATTTTAACATCCGCAAATTCGCCACTTCAGGCATATATTGTTTCACATAAATATCCATCGCAACTTTCAATACATCATAATGTCCCGTTTTTTCATATTCTTCTACTTGTTCCAGTATTGCCTTTTTCAAATCGTGTAATGTCTGCATTTTATTTTTTATTAATTCGCGTCGGTGTGGGCTATAATACATATCATTATAGTTATCTAAATATTCCTTGTAGATTGAACTTGTTGTCCGAAATTTATCCATAACTGCCTGGAAAGATTCAACCGCGGTTCTCTCGTCCTCATATCCAAAAAGAGTATCCATTTTCTGTATTATAATTTCTTCCTTTATTTCTCTCGTTTCTACGCGGAATGTTTCTAATAACTCATCGCGATTGGTCGTATTTCCACGGAACAAGTCTATATAAAATCCACACGGCTGTTGTCTATCTCCACAACGACCAATATAATGCTGACCTTCATTTTTAAATTCCATACCGACAAAGCGTTTGCATTTTATACAAGGAGGTACGGCAATCCTTGCGGCTTTTCTCGCCATTTTTAGCCCGAGTTCTCGTTTCTTTCCTTGTTCTACTATTTTCTCTCGGTATTCTTTCGCTTTTTTCTCATATTTTGTTTTTAAATAAAAATATTCTTTCAATGCATCCAAATAAGGTTTCTCTATTTTTTCTGTATCGCCCTTTTCCGTGTCTGGCTCAAATGCATAATGAATTTTTAAACCCCGGTTTCCATCTACCACACGCAAATCAACCACACTTGCAGGGATATTTTTAATAGTCATCATATTGTTGTCTATAGCGTGTAGAATACGCAATTTATAGAACCCATTTAAATCCAATTGTGTAATTTCATTGTTATCAAGGTAGAGTTCTTCTATATTGTCTGGATGCATTTCAACTGCTGTTATTTGGTTGTGGCTTACATTCATCCGTTTGAGAGAATGCAAATTACGGACATCAATATGATCTAAATAATTATTATTTAATATAAGCTCTTCCAAATTCTCGGGCAATACAGGTAAATCAACTAAATATTGGTTAGAACATTGAAATATCTTCACGGTTCTCGGTATATTGGAAATGTGTGTAATCTCGCCTTTTTCACTAAAACTGATTTTTTCCAGTTTGGGAAAGTTTTCGCCTAAAACAGATAAATCTAAATCGCCACTTAATGGATTTTTCAATGCAATTTCTCTCGTATCTTCACTTAAATAGTGAATGTAAAACTCAAAATATTCTTGTGCGTTATTTTCTATATCCATTTGTTTAGAATCAGGTTGTGTATTCATATACAATAAGAATACACGAAAATCAACCAAAAAGATACCCATCAATATCTGGCTGACTTGTTTTCCCAGAACGAGGTGGCGGTGGTCCAGAAATTGGAACTGTATCATATAATCCGCGGGGTTCTACATCGGGTAAATTTGTGATGAGATTTGTAGATTGTTTCATTTTTTGCTCTTGTTCTTGGAAAAACCGAATACGAGACAATACATAATCATATTCTTTCATCATTTTGTATCGGTCTTCTTCTGGGGTAAGTTTCGTTTTGTATTTATAGTATATACATCCACCGAAAACTACTAAAATTGCTACAAAGAGTAGTATATTCAATAGGATAGAATGATATTTTACGCGGGTTTCGTGTGTTTTTTTAAGTATTTCGTGGAAATATTGGAGAGAATGGGGGTCGATTAATTTGGGGGTTTGGCTATCCATTTTGTTTTACTACATATATGTTTTCTGGTTATTCTCTCGTGTTTTTATGAAACGCACGATGTTTATGGATCTATAAACCGAGAGAAAATAGGCTGGGGGTTCAGTAGATTAAATAGTAGAGAACAGCTAAATAGGAAAATATGGCTAAAATAATAGCTACCCCCCAAATAGGCACAACCGTTTTATGTTTATATCCAACACCGAATTGGCGAAATGCACCATCACTTGTATAGAGTAGAGGTGGTCTTGCTAAATGTATTGCGGAAAAAAGAATGATAAAAAGGAGGATGGCGAGGTATAGTTTATTTACACGGACAAAACTTTTTGATAACATATTTGTATATTTGAGAGAAAGAGATTTTTGAGGATAACCTTTTTGGTTGGTCGGAGGGGGGTCTTTAACCCCCTTTGTCGGTCGGGGGGCCTTCGGCCCTTATCAGTCGGGGGGCCGAAGGCCCTTATCAGTCGGGGGGCCGAAGGCCCTTATCAGTCGGGGGGCCTTCGGCCCCCCTTCACCATTCATTCATATCTTCATCATAATCCCCCTCTCCTTCATCCGCATATCCATCTCCATCCCCATCTCCATCCGCCCAATTTTCTTTTAATCTCTGTATTCCATATTCTTCTCTCGTCATTTCCACATCATCCACCACTTCTTGTTGTTGTTCCAAACCACCCACATCAATCACTATATTCTCCGTTAATCCTTCAATTGCCCCATCACTCATCTTCATTTTCTCTGCAATATCCCTCTCCACATCATATCTACCCGCATCATATTTGTATAAACTCTTCTGTTGCCCTACATTCCACATACCAATTCCATATGCACGATGTCTTTGCTCTATTTGCAATAATTGTTTGTTTTCTCTCGACAATCCCGTTAAATAGTCAGTAATTCTTTGTTTATCTTTATTCTTCACTATTCTTGTTTTATCCACAATACGATCATAAGGCATATCCAATTGCTGTTTATTCTTTATTTCCATCTGCAAATATAACTTTAACAACTTGGCGACTTTCACTGACAATTCCTTTTCTTCTGACGAATCAATCTGGACTTGCATTAATTGTTCCTGTAATGTGCTAATCGGATCATCACTTTCTACTGTTTCAAACCCAGTGTATAGCTCATTCATCTGGAATTCCTCGCCTTTTTTATGGACCGGTTTCACACGGAATTGTGTGAAATTTGGGTCACGACATAGTTCCACGTGTTCATACAAAATACTCAAATAACAATATTCAAACAACCCAAACAAGATTTTTTTGCTAAATATAGAAAATCCCTTCTTCCCTTCTCCTAAATCAACCATACAATTTTCAGGTATAGAATTCATAAACAACATAAGATTTACTGTAGATTCGCCCACTTCTTTCAAAAGCATCTCAAAAGGAGTATAAGGATATTCTCTACGCTCTGCATCCGTTTCAAATAGCTCTTCCAATTTCCCATAATAGTCATTCATAAACCGGCGAATATTTTCGCTGTGTGCGGATGAAAATCCCCAATGGGAAGGGGCTGAACCTATATGCTGAACCCTGTTTATTATCATAGAAGGAAACATACGCGTCATACGATACACTGAATTGCGAATATACTGAAATACAAGATGCATTCCATCTTCTCTCGATTTATCTATAGCCCAATTCCCAATATTTGAGAGAAATTCCACCATCTTTTTTCTCTCGCCGCCTGGAATAGAACCATGACTATCCAAGAATTTCATTATATGTTGTTGCATACGCATATTCGTCTTTTCTAAATAGGAAAACAGCATACGCGTTTTATCCGTTTCTTCTGTAAAAACCGTCTTTGCATCATAATTCGCGAGAGAAATCTGCAATTTCGCCCTTAAATTTGCCTCTATAATATGCGAATTTTCTGTATCCAAATAATCCAATATACTCATAAACATACGCACCGGCTCTACATTGCGTTCTTTTGCTAAATGAATAATGTTTTTATTTGCAACCACTTTCATTAATGCGTGTAAATGCTCCCGATCATATTTTCTCCCTTGTTGTTTCATTATTTTCACTTTTTCTTCCATTGAAGCATATTTCGGGTAAGCAGGTTTTTCTCCGGCCAATAATTCATATTCAATCGGTATAGGAGCATCATTATTGTAGTTGCAATAATGCATATAAGCAGCATAAATATTCATTGCATCTTCCACTACCATATTTGCCTCTGTTTTTTGGATGCGGGTATTTTCATTGTGGAACCAAGTCGCGGGTTTTGAGAGAACAGCCGTTTTCGCCAAAACTTCTCCGATTTTCTCCGATTTTCTCAAATAAGATTCCAACAAAGGATTTTCATCGTTAAAATAAAGAAGGGGTTTTGTTCTACTACCGGCTTCATTGCAACACGCATTTTCAAGGAATGGTTTCCCACCAGAAGTCGCAAGAAGGGTCCCTTTTTTCGCCACAATCCCCGCTATTAAATCAATAATCGCATAGGCGTGTTTTCTCAATTTTGATTTCAATATCATTATTTGTCCGGTTTGGTCTCGCCCACCTTCTTTAATAAGATGCATTAACTCTTTTTCAAAATCAGGACTTATTCCTTGAACTTTTTCGAGAGAAAACGCGACAACAGGAGGTGAAAATTGCACCCATTTCGCAACAGAATGCTCTTCCGGCAACATTTCATCCGGATGGAGAAGCAAATACCGCCGTTTCATTGTGTAGAGTGTTTCCACTTCATTGCGTTTAACCACAAAACGCGAGAGAACCATACGAATACGATTTGTCAATATAGAAGCGGATAAATTTTTAATTGCATCCCAAGGAGCATTTGCTCCCTTCGATTCATACAAAATACACGCCAAATACTTAATACCATCTATATTTTCCTCACCAGAAAGGGGATATCCTTCAAAAGAACGGACACAACGAGGAAATGTCTTCCGTGTTTTGAAAGAAGGGATCGTAGTCTGTATTGCTACCAACATATTACACACAACTAAAGTAATAAGTGTTTGATGTTTATAAGTTATCCAAGGTGTAGGTGCCTTTTTTGTGTCTGCATTTTTGATTGCCGCATTATAGGCTTCTTCTGTACTCACCACTGTTTCATCTCTCAACATATCAAGACTTGTTCTCAACACAAAATTCTCAATATTTGTTTCAGTTGCATCGTGGCTAATACCAATATGGCCCGCCAATGTCTTGAATACACTATATATCATTTGTGTATCGCGGTCTTCAAAAGTGCGTATTGCGGTGTCCTGTTTTTTCGTCAATTTACCGATAACAACTGCCTGCATATCCTGCTCCATAATTGAATGTGTTGTTATTTTATAACCCTCTTCGGTATATCCTTCATCTGTAGAAAACTCTATTTTTCGCAATGTGAATTCTCCACCCGTGTATTTATCCACAATGGAATCGCCGTCTTCACTCAATGTCCCATAATATCTACATACACGGTTTAATGTATCTGTATAGTCCCCATGCAAATAGGCTTTCGCCAATAAGTAGAGAGACATTGGGAACAATTTCGTATTTGTCTCTAAACAATAATACCAGTGTTTTTGTTCTCCCAATTCTTTTTCCATTGGTTCCCGACAACACGATTCAACAAATTTCACAATATCCATTTGTTTCTTCACAAAATCACTTTGCCCCATAATTTCTTCTCTCAATTCGTAGTATGGGCTCAACACCAAATCGTCCGTTGATTTCGCATATTTACCGAGATCATAAGAGAAAATAGAATGCATTGTCGTTTCCAGATTTTTGTATTGGAATAATTTCTGTGTTTGTTTTCTCGTTTTTCTTGCTGTATCCACCAACTCATTCGCCAATTCTTCCATAGAGATGGAAAACCTTTTATCAAATTCGGCAATCATACGAGACCGCGTCGCCAAACGCATCTGTATAGCAGCGGTCGTATTATCCACACATTTTTTACTGGGTTCTATTTTTAAACAATCCTCCGACATATTGCAAAAAAGAGTATTGGAATCAATAAACGATGTCTCATCTACATCTGGGTCTCGCACCCAGCTTCCACGCATCCGCTTGTAATATTCCACCTTTTTATTGACTTGAATTGCGATTTCCAAGTCAGCACGGGCTTGTTGGTCCTCGTCTATTAGTTTCGGCATTTCTGGACGGATTTCTAAAACCGCATATTGCCCGTCATCAACTACTTTTTTCCCACGAATAATTGTCTCCGCCAAGTCTTTCGCCATATGTGTAGGGCAATCGTGTTTTTGGATAAGAACTTCTTCAAAGAATTCCCCGAATTTTTCCGGTCCAAGTCGTTTTTTCTCGTCCTTGTATTTTGACAACAATTCATAGGGTGTATCATCATATTCCTTGTCATAATATATTTCATCTGCTTCATTATCTTTCTGCAAACTCGCCAAAGAAGTATATTTTTTCGCAATAAAGAGTTTCCCACAAACTGCATTGGGACGCCCAGTTGTTTCTGTTATGTTGGCTTGGTCCAGACTTGCCGCAATATTGTCAGGTGTATATAGATTATGTTCCAAAAAGCTCAATAAAGCGAAATAACTCGCTGCATTATCTGTTTCAACTATTTTCTTTAGCAACTCCGACGAAAACGGCCATTTTTCAGCAAAATTCCTTGTAGCCTCATATTCTATTTGTTCTTCTTTTAATTCGCCTGATGCAGAACGGTCTAAATAATAACACACTTTAAATAGATCCATCACATCTTTGTGTTTGCGGAAAAGCGAACTAACGCGATTTTCGGGGGCCATATTTTGCGGTAAATTTTTAAAGAGGGAATATTCTCTCGATTTTTCCAAAATACGGGCTTTTAATTTCTTCGCGTTTTCTTTCACAAAATACCACATTTCAACATAATGTTTATAGCAAATATCTTCGTCGTAAATTAAAAAGGGTTCTAATTTTTTCAGTAAATCATTATAGGTATAGACATTTTCTCCGTGGGGTTTTATCCATTTCACCAAATTTTTCGTATTGGGTATAATTGTATTCATAAATTGAGAGAAAAGTGTGCTATCTTTCCCCGGCGGCTGTTCCATTTCAGTAAATAATTCCATATGTTTTATTGTCGCCAAGAAAGGTTCGCCGTATTCAGTTTCCTCGTCAAAATCATATTCATATTCTTTTGAAACATCGCGAATGGTGCGTGTTTCTATAGCCTGATTTTGAAATGCTCGAGAGAAATACAAGGGTGCATTACTCAATTGCATCCGTTTCGCAATATTTGTTTTATGTAAAAATGCCCGTGTATATTCTACAGCAGGCCCTGTCATAAATACAAAAGTATCGGCATATATTTTATCATTGGGTGCTGTATTTTTTCGGACATAAGTTTTTTTGCGTGTTGAAGAAAGTTCAACCGCGAGTTTGGTAGGGCCTTCTGTTTTTTTTGTAAATACATATTTTTTAACCATTCCATTTTTCACAGTTGAAGAAAGTCCATCTTCTCCGATAAGAACTTCTAAATCTGTAGGGGTCTCTATTTCTAAAAGAGGACGATATAGTGGACTCTCGATTGGTTGTGTTATTTCCATAAGATTGTTTATTTTTTCCATCATAACATCGTATTTGTTGTATTCCAAAGCCCCTGATTTTTTGTAATATTCGTCCAATAATGCCGCCATATTTTCCTCAAAAGTAGGCACTTTTTCACCATCTTCGGGGGCATTATCTTCGGGGGCATTATCATCACAAAAGGCAAGTCTTTCTTTTGTAACAGGAATAATCCATTTCAACTTTTTGGAAAAGACACCATCCACAAGGGGTTTATATCCTGCGTGTTTTTTAATAATACCTTTCACATTCCCCATTGAATCAAAAATGGAAAATTGAGAATGTAATTGTTTATAACGCAAAATCGCACAATGGATTTTTTCCATTTCAGCTGGTGTACGCTTTTCAAGCGGTATTTTAGAAGTGAGTTCTTCCATTAAACTATTTAATTGAGCTTCTAAACTATACCTGCGTTGGCTTTCGGGTATATCCATCATAATGGTAATTGTGCTATAGTCAAATTCTTCTTCTGGTATAGGAGCAGTGGTATCAATCATATCTGCTACAATGTCTTTTACAGCAGGGGTTGTTTCTGCATTTTCCGGTAAATTCAATACAAAGTCGCCATTTGTGTCATAGTATATTGTCGCTTTAGGTTCAGCCGAGATATCTTCTTCTGTCACCAAATCAGCAAGAGAACGACGAACTGATGCAGGACGATCGATCAATTCTATTTTATCCACAGGTGGATCTTCCGGCAACCCTTTATACTGGAAATCAATGTAGATAACATATAAATCTGGATAAGTGGTGATTTCAATCATATCTTCTTCTAAATTTGTTATTTCTCCTGAAATATGGAAGGGGGTTTCTCCTCTAAAATGGACTTGCACCCATTTTGTAGGAAGAAGACCGAACTGGCGAGCAAATCCTTTTTCAGGATTACGGGCAAGAAGCCGAATACCCTCTATTGACTCATCGGCCAAATAGTCGGCAATTTCCATACCCATTAGTTGGTTTGTTGTCAAGTCCATCAGTTTCATCCGGGTTTCATCTAAATAAAAAATATAATATGCGTGTTCGTCAATAGAACTATTTGTAGGAGCAACAATTTGAATCACATCACCCAAATATAATGTCGTATTTTTTGGAGAAATGGGCGAGTCTTGATTCATACTTACTTGTTGTATAGTTGTCATTATATATAACTCTTCTAAATTTGTTTTTCTAAAAAACGCATCGCGTTGCGTCGCATCGCAATCCATCACTCGCGGTTGAGAACAATATAGGGTAGAACTCTTTTTCTACACTATAGCCAAGGCAGATAAACACTTGTATATCCATTCAAGTATATATGCGTTTTTGGTCGGTGTAAGATTACAATATACAAACTAAATATCAATTGAAAAGGGAATAGAGAATTGATACGACTATTTGATAAATGGAATACTACACATATTATCTTTGTTGCACGGAGGGTTCTCCTACATATCCTAAACAATTAAGAAGAAGCCAACACGGAGACTATACCATCATATCCTATGACCCTGAAATTCTTTCTTTTGATAACGAAGACGCCAGGTTTTATACTTCTGTAGTGGTAGATGCATGCCAACAAAAGGTGGTCGCTTGTTCTATGGCAAAACCGGGTGATCTTTCTTTGGAGCAAACTATGAATGATGAACCGGGGAATACATTTCATTTTGAGGAGATGATTGAAGGAACTACTATTAATTTGTTTTATACGGGGACAAAATGGGAAATCGCGACGCGAAATGCGATTGGCGGAAAATATTGGTTTTATAGGACGCAATATGGTGAGCGGGCTCCTCGGCAAACCACTTTCCTTGAAATGTTTGTCGAGGCTCTCGGCTATGAAAAAACAACACCTCTTAATGAAATCGCCTTTTTAAGTGAGCTTGATATGCAATATTCCTATTCTTTTATTCTGCAACACCCGGATAACCATATCGTACAAACTTTTGCATTCCCTCATTTGTTTTTGGTGGGGGTCTATAAAATAACCGGGCAAACCGAATTAACTCGGGTGGATTCATATCCATTATCCGAGTTTTCCCGATGGAAAGCATTTCAAAATGCGACTATGCCGGTGGAATTCCCTCGTTCTTGGGAAATACGGTTTGACGAAGTCGCGTATGAGAAGCAGAAAGCGGAAATATTGGCGAAATGCCCGATGGGAATATTTTTGGTGTCGGACAAAACCGGACTTCGTGCTGTAATTGAAAATCCAGATTATGCAAGACTGAAAGAATTGCGAGGAAACAACCCGAATTTGCAGTATCAATTTTTATGTATGTATTATATTGGAAAAGTGAATGAATTTATTGAAACTTTCCCTATGTATAAAAATCAATTCCATCGCTTTATGAAACAATATCGCGATTTTGTATCCCAAGTGCAAGATGCCTATTATAAATATTATGTGTGTAAATTACGGGATGAGATTATTCCAAAGCGATTTTTTATTCACGCAGCGGCGATACATCACGCAGTCTATATTCCATCTATTAAACCATATAGTGAAACCGGGAAAATAGTGATTACGAAAACAGTAGTGGATGATTATTTTAAGAAAATGGGCCCACAGAAATTAATATATTACCTGAATTTGGAAGATACAAACACAAACAAGTAAAAAAATATAAAGGAGTGGGTTCAAGTATTATTACCAAGAACCTACACCCTCCCTGAAAATGTATGCAAGAGAACAACAACAACAGATAGACAAATCCGCAGTATTGAAAGCATTCAATACTCATTTTTTTGAGTTTATTGATGCTATGATTGAGATTTTCCCGGAAAATCGTCATTTGCGTACAGCTCGCAATTCTTTTGATATGTTAAAAAAAGCAAATGCAACTTGTATTATTAAGGTGTGGTATTCGTATGTATTTTCCCCTTATCAAGTTGAGATTGAATTTGGTGATATTGATTTTTTTGTTGTGAAAGATTATTCACACGATTTGTCTAATTTGGCGAATGCGAGCCGGGTCTTATCTATTATAGACCAAATCCGGGAGCCAGTGCGTAATATGGGAGATAGAAACAAACAACATACAGTGAAATATATACAGAATTTAAGTCGTTTATCTGCGGGCTATGGGGGGTTTTAGAGGGCGTATGGGGGCTACCCGAGAGAAGATAATGCCCCATTTTACACATTCAAGGGTGTATCTGTATAGTATTTGTGTAATAACCAACACAAATACTTCCAATATCCTATATAGACATCATAGGACCTCCACCACGCACACTCGGCATTGAATAACCGCCACCACCCACCGAACTAAATGGATCAGGCACTGGTATCTTCATTATTTCTGCATTCCGCTCTTTTTCAAGTGCTTCTAAATCAAAAGACTTAATACGGTTTGATTTGTAATTATCATTTTCTACAGGAATAGTAGGTGTCGCACCATTCACAGGCATATAATTATGTATTTGTCGCATACCACCTTCTCCAGTTGCACTCAATTCATCTTTTGACATATTATAAAAAGTGAATTTTTCAGATGAAATATCGGCTGATTTACCTGAATAGGCAACCGGTTCTCCGTTGAACCCGGTAGCAATATTTTGTTGTGTTTCTCTAACTGGCTCTAAATACTGATATATCGCATTTCCAAAAATAACGCTAAATCCTTTTGAAACGAGGAGAAGAGAAGGAACGCGGACAATATTTGGAGGCATAGGGGTTGCACGCCCATTTTCAAGTTGAATGACTACTTGGTTTGATTTTTTGTCATAGGTGCGATTATCTATTGAAATGCAGTTTATTTTATTTGCTAAATTATTTTTTGTTAAATAGGAAAGTAGTTCTCGGCTAAATTTACAATAATTACTATAGTATAATACATCCATTGGAAAAACAATATACTAAACAGGTTGATTTGTTATATTGCATTAAAACGCGTGCAGTTTATTTACCTAAACTCGTTTGACACATATTGTATAATAGGCGGTTTTGTAAATAATGGAGAAGGATGCCTCCACTGTAAATAATCATAATAACAAAGAAAGAGGAATCAACCTTCTTCTTCATTCCGTAGAAAATCATACCAATTACGAATAAAACGAAATTGACGGCGGCGATGACAGAGAGTATATAGAAATAAAGACAATAATCTTTGGCAATGGGACCAAAGAGAGTATTGTTAAGTTCGTTCATGTTAGTAGGAATGGTTGTCATTATATTATTTTGCTATATTATTATTTTTTGGCGGAGGCCTTTATTCCAAAATCTTGGAAGAAATAATGAAATAGACAAAACAAATTAGAACAAAAGTCTTTTGGTATTATATAATGGATGACAAGGTTTTATGGAATATTATTCATTCCCACTTTTATGAAAACCCACAAACTTTAGTGTCTCATCATATTGAATCCTACAATGATTTTCTCTATAAAGACATTTACGAAATATTTCGCAATCAAAACCCAGTGGTATTAGCATCTGCATTTGATGAAACTATACAAGACTACCGCCATAAATGCAAGATTTATATGGGTGGAAAAGACGGGAGCCGTATTTATTTTGGCAAACCAATTATCCACGATAAAGATCATCCTCATTATATGTATCCAAATGAAGCCAGATTGCGTAATATGACTTATGCAATGACTGTGCATTATGATGTAGAGATTGAACTGGAAGACATATTGGAACCAGGACAGGCACCGTATGAGATTGGACCGGAATTTATTGGAGGAGATGAATTGAGGCGACTTGGATTTTATGATGGAGGTGGGGGTGATGCCGATGAGAGTTTGGTGGATTACACAGAAGAACACGAAAAAATTGCTTGGGAGAAAATGCCAAACTATAAAAAGGGGGGTGGTATCGTAGAAGAAGCTCCCGGGGTGCATGATGTAGCAAAAGATACATATCAAGTAGGTCTTGGTCTTGGTGGCGGCCCAAAGAAACCACAACAACCATATAAAATGACCGCCGCTTTAGCTGCACGATTGAGAGAAATAAGCGAACAAAGTATGTCGGCAAATAATGTGCAGAAACGGTCTTACTTTTTGCCGGAAAAAATATATCTCGGTAAAATACCTATTATGGTCCAATCTGATTTCTGTATATTAAATGGCTTATCAAAAGAAATGAGATATAACTTTGGAGAGTGTCGTAGCGACCCAGGTGGGTATTTCATTATTGATGGAAAAGAAAAAACGGTCATTATCCAGGAAAAATTCGCCGACAATACGCTCAATATCAAGGCGGATGTACCGGAAGACGATACAGAAGAAAGCGATGTGAAGTATCCCTTTTCTGTGGAAATTAAATCTGTATCTGAAAATGTGTCAAAACCAAAAAGAACCACTGCCGTTCGTATTCGTGCTCCTACAGGAAAATGGACCTATGGTAATATTGTAGTTGATATTCCCAATGTGCGTTCGCCAGTCCCTCTTTTTATCGTATTTCGTGCTTTAGGTATTTTAAGCGACAAAGAAATCGTATCTATGTGCTTACTTGATATAGAGAAATACGAATTTATGACTGATTTGCTTATACCAAGCGTCCATGACGCAGCCAATATCATCGACCAGGCAACAGCACTCCAATTTATAGCAGATTTAACCCGATATCATGTATCTGTTTCTCATGTAATGGAGATTTTATCCGATTATTTTTTACCACATATTGGAGAGACAAATTATAAAGAAAAAGCATATTTCCTCGGGTTTATGGTATTCCGTCTTTTGTCTGTTTCTCTCGGTTTAGAATTGCCGACTGACCGTGATAGTTTAAAACATAAACGCATAGAGTTGGTTGGGTCGCTTATGAGAGAGCTTTTCAATGAATATTACAGTATGCAATTAAAACATATTTACACGGAGTTTGACCGTATTATCTTTTTCAATCGCGATACTTATGAAAATGATTTGCATTCTCTCATTATATCCAATTATAGACAGGTGTTTGGCGAGAGAATAGTAGATGTAGGTCTTCGCAAAGCATTCAAGGGAAGCTGGGGAGGTCAATCACACACAAAACGAGTGGGTATCGTCCAAGATTTAAACCGTCTCTCATTTAATTCCGCAATTAGCCATTTGCGTAAAACAAATTTACCTCTCGATTCTTCTCTCAAATTAGTAGGCCCTCGTGTGTTGCATGGGTCGCACTGGGGATACATTGACCCGGTTGATACACCTGATGGAGGCAACATCGGTCTCCATAAGACATTAGCCATTATGGCCTATGTTTCTCGTGGTTATTCGAGAGAAAAATTGGCTGATTGGTTAAAACAAAATACAGATATTGTATGTTTAAATTCAAGCACGCCTCTTTTTCTCTCAACACTTACAAAAGTATTTATCAATGGTATGTGGATAGGTTCTATTGCTGCTCCATTAGAAATGGTTAGCAAGTTCCGGCTTTATCGCCGCAATGGTCTAATTCCTCTACATACAAGTGTTTCATTTGATATAAGAAATAATATTATCCATTTTGCAACAGATGCGGGTCGTGTTTGTCGTCCTATTTTCTATAAAGACGAATTAACCGGAAAATTATCCTTCGAAAATTCGGCAGAAATCGCGAAAAAAATCCAGGCGGGCGAATTCACTTGGACTGAATTAATTAGTGGATTTAATCGCCATAAACAGGATGTGAAATATCACCCGAATGATGTCATTATCCGTAGTTTGCCGGAACTTTTTGAAGGAATTGAAGCTGAAACCAATCCATCTAAACTGGAACGATTTATTCGTGAAAAAGCGGTGATTGAATATTTGGATTCAAGTGAGAGCGAACAATCTCTAATTGCAATTAACAAAAAAGATTGGAATGATAATGTGGAAAAACAAAAACGCTATACGCATATGGAAATACACGAATCCCTTATGTTTGGTGTAATGTGTAATCAAATTATTTTCCCGGAGAATAATCCGGTGACGCGTAATTCTTTTTCGTGTAGTCAGAGCCGTCAAGCGTGTTCGATGTTCCATACCAATTTCCAATACCGTATGGATAAAAACGCAGTAGTGCTGAATAGCGGACAAATCCCTCTTCTAAAAACCAGATATTTCGAGCACATTAATGGGGAAATGAACCCTTATGGTGAAAATGTAATTGTTGCTATTATGTGTATGACCGGCTACAATGTGGAAGACGCTATTCTGGTAAATGAGGGGTCTTTGAAACGCGGTATGTTCCGGACAACCTATTATACGAGTTATAAAGACCACGAAGAAAAGAAAACGCTGGGCGACAAAATCGCTCATGTAAAATTCGCCAATATTGAGAGCGAACAGGGAGTTGTCGGGTTAAAACCCGGACACGATTATAGCCGTTTGGATAAATATGGGCTTATTCGCGAAGGGAGTTATGTGGATGATAAGACTGTGCTTATTGGTATGGTATCTACGAATAGTGGTAATCAAGGTGTAGCGGTAGATAGGTCGGTTATGCCGAAAAAGGGGCAACTTGGCGTGGTTGATCGCACTTTTATTACAGAAGGCGAAGAAGGCGAACGCATTGCAAAAGTGCGTATTCGTGAAGAGAGAATACCAAATCTGGGCGACAAAATGGCGTCGCGTGCAGGGCAAAAGGGAACTGTTGGTCTCGTGGTGCCTGAATATAATATGCCTTTCACGCGAAATGGAGTACGCCCGGACCTAATTATAAATCCTCACGCAAAGCCATCGCGTCAAACCTTGGGGCAATTGATTGAATGTTTAGTCGGGAAGGCAGTTAGCCACTATGGTATGTTTGGAGATTGCACTGCATTTGCAAATGAGGGTAGTAAGATTGGTGTCTTTGGTGAATTGCTACAGAAAATAGGATATCATTCCAGTGGGAATGAAGTGATGTATGACGGTATGAGTGGAAGACAGATTGAGACGGAAATCTTTATAGGTCCTACATACTATATGCGTTTGAAACACATGGTGAAGGACAAGATTAATTATCGTGCATTGGGTCCTCGCACTGCTTTAACCAGACAACCTGTTGCTGGACGGGCAAATGATGGAGGTCTTCGTATTGGTGAAATGGAACGCGATGTGTTAATCGCTCACGGTTTGAATAATTTCTTGAACGAGTCGATGTTAGAACGAGGCGATAAATTCTACTTGGCGGTTTGTAATAATACCGGTGTAGTTGCAGTATATAATCCTGATCGCAATCTGTTCTTAAGTCCTATGGCGGATGGACCGATACAATGGACGGCGGGAGTGGATGGGACATCTTTGGCAATGGAGCCGATTACCAAGTTCGGTCGTAATTTCAGTGTAGTCCGTGTGCCGTATAGTTTCAAATTGTTGATGCAAGAATTAGCTGCGATTAATGTGCAGATGCGTATTATTACAGAAGATAATATACAGCAAATTGAGAATATGGCGTTTTCTAATAATATACAGAAATTAACTGGAGATGCAGATTTGACTGCTGCAAAATTGGTTGATATATTGAAGAAGGAACAAAGGGCAAAGGTTCAACGAACGCCTTTATCTTATGTAGAGACAGAGATGGAGTGGAAATATTCTCCTGGTGCAGACGCATATGCAGACGCATATGCAGATGACGGTATGCCTAAAACACCCGAAATGACACCACCAGATACAGATGAATTCAGGAGAGAACAACAGCAAATGAACCGCGTGTTTGGTATATTGGAACAAAGAAATATGGATTTACCGAGAACACCTGATGAACCTCATCCAAATGCAAAACCTACTCCCGATTCACCACCTACAAATCCCTACCTTTATGCTGCAAGATCACCTGAATCTTCTGTAGATAGTTTTCCAGGGCCACCTAACTACCCACCACCGGGAATGAGAGCCGGTCCAGGGACACCGGACTACCCACCACCGGGAATGAGAGCCGGTCCAGGGACACCAGACTACCCACCACCGGGAATGAGAGCCGGTCCAGGGACACCGGACTACCCACCACCGGGGTTTATGGGAAGAAATGGGTTGTCCCATATAGATCAGTTTCAAATAGGAAGTAATGTGTATTATAGAAAATCAGATAAGCTGGGTCTTTCTCCGGAACATATTTGGCGAGTCATTAATAAAGGTCGCAATTTTATTACTATAGAGAGTATGGCTGATTTAGATAGAAACAATAAAATCCAGATTGTTGAACCAGACGAACTCCTCCTTCCAGAGCAATACCAAGAATTAGCAAGCAGTGTTCGACACACGGAAAATCATCAAATGTCTCTTCCTATACAACCGAATATGACCCCCGCCGCAGCACAACCAAACATAAACATTAAAATTGTGAATGGAGATGATAAAAGTGGTGGAGAACCGGGTTCACGAGAGAAAGATGAGAACCAAGGTGATTTGACATTTTCAAATTTCCATCGTTCCCAACATAAAGGAGGAACAAATGTGGAAAAGGGAGAACCGAACCAACCACAAAAAGAAGAACAATCCATAATGGGTGGATTAAAAGATTTTAGTAAATTGTTGATACGCAAAATAACATAATCCATATTAGTGGATATATAGATATCATATAGCATATGACATTTATTTTGTCGTTTGCATACAAAACCCAATCAAGATGTTTCCAATAAAATACCCATAATATGTATATGGCTGCACCAAAAAGTAAGAGTGTATCAATATCACCTAAAATTAGTTTAAATACTATTATTTATTTGGATAACCATCAAAAAAATGAAATAAATCAAGACGAAGTTTTAGAAAAAGTGAAATCTGCAGTTGAAAGCGAAAATTACATAAAAAATGAATTGTCGCCCACGAATAAAGATGCTCTTATGTTGTCCTGTTATTTGGGATTAAACCGAGTAGCCATCTATTTAATTGAAAACAATGTGGTGGATATAAACAATGTTTCTACCGAGGGATATAGTTCTATTATGGCTGCTTATACAAAAGGATTGATGGATGTTGTTTCGTTGTTGCTTGATAAAAATGTTTCACTTACAGTAAGAGAAACGCGAGAAAATTTGAATGTTCTTTGTATAGCGGCCAAGCTCGTCAATTTTGCTACATATGCTGTACGCATATTTGAGAAAATGAAACAAACCCTTAATAGCAGAGAAATGAAAGAAGCTCTTTACACCCCCATTTTTGATGGAAAAGAAACTGTTTTAACAATCGCGTGTAAGAATGCAAATCTTCCACTAATTGAAGCATTTTCGCTCTACTACAAAAATATGTCGCGTAAGCAAGACCATTTTAACATCCATTTTTTGGATCCGACCGGGTTTGATGCAAGATATATTATATTAAATAATGTTATCCGTTATATGTCATCGAAGATTGCTTTAAGTCCAGATAATGACCAGCGAACAGATGCTATTATACAAAAGTGTGACGATGCGGTATTGAATATACTCAATCTATATGGTAAAAGTCCAAACAGGACATATGATTTTCCATTAGGAAATGAAAACTATAAAATGAATATTATTCTTTGTTGTGCGATTGGAGGATTATCACATTCTCTCGAATATTCACTTTCGTATTCAAAACCGGAAGATTTCAAAATAGAATGTGCCTATTCAAAAACAATTCTTTCATTATTATTTGAGAGAAAAACAAATGAATGGAAATCTGATAGTCTTGTTAAACAGATTTTCACTCTTTTTGTCCCGTTTTTACATCACTTTGATTTTACACGGAAAGACATTAATGGGGCTTCTACTTTAATGACTATGTTTAGTAATGGATTTGTTGAAAATTGCATGTATTTGCTTTTAAAAGGTCATATTACTGAAAAAATGATTATTGATGATATGTATAAAGACACTAATATTATTTCTATTGGTTGCGAACGACTTATCGCTCAATATTATGAAAACCGTTATAATCGTGATGAAGAAAAATACCGCACGAAATTTATGTACTTGTCTGAAATTATAAAAAGAGTTGCAAATAAAAACAATGATTTCCCTCTTATGATAGACGGAAACGGAAATTCGCTTATACATTATTGCACGGGAATACACGGGTGTCTCCCCATTGTAAAATATATTATGCAAAGAAATCCATTAACAAAAATTAATCAGCCAAATGTAATGGGACTAACCCCGCTCGTGAATGCCTGTATTACAAATAATGTTGAAGTCGCAAAATTTCTATTATCCATTCCATCTGTTGTTTATAATTCAAAAGAACCGATTTTCAATCCTATACTGTTAGCCTGTCAATTAAATACAGATGAAATTGCGATGGCTTTATTGGAAAAACAGAATATTGATCTCAATGTGAAAGATACTTATGGGTTCCCCCCTTTCACTCTTGCTTGTTTGCATCGCAATGAAAACTTGGCCCTTAAATTACTTGACACGGTGCCTATTCTTGATATTTTATCGGAAAAATTCATCACAATGTCAATGTTTGATTTGGTCTCTATTTGTGGATTATCCCCCGCAGTGAAAGAGAAACTTGAGAAATTAACGAGAGAAACGGGTCTTACAATTGGCGAACAATATACCTATAATGAGAATGACAAGGTTTTTGATTTATTTGGATACGAACAAAAAACGGTGAAAAACTATTTAGATGAAAACCCGGAAAATATGTGTTTTATTATAGAAAATGATGGAATACCGGTTTATGGTTTCACGAAAAAACAGAAATTGAGAGAAGCACTTGATGTGAATGATACACATAACAATAATTTAGTATATGGCTGTCATAAAAAGATGTCGCGGTTTTTAAACGACTATTTATGGAGCCATTTGCCGGAGAAACAACAAGAAGCATATGACAATGTGGATATGAATTATGTTTATACTTATTTGCAGAAATATGTTAATCTTTATGCTTTTGTAGATACGAATGAATTAACCGGTTTATTTCATTATCCAAAAATAGAACACCGATGCTATAGATTAGTGCCGAACTCTATTTTCCAATATGAATCTGCAATTACACGGCATTTGATTGATAGCACCGGCACGGATTCGGTGGGTACGATCCATTGCGATGAAATGCCAAAACCGGTTATATATGAAATATATCCCTGTTTCCCCTCTACAAATGCAAAAAAACGGGGGAGAAGTCCATCTGTTTCACCTACAAAATCATTGAGTCCAAAAAGAGAGAAACGCGAGGATGACGCAGTAGCAGTAGCAAGAGCAGAACCTATGATATATGTGAATTATAGAGATAGTAAATATGGATTAAAATATGAAGACAATACGACGATGGAGCAGTTAAAGGAATTGTTTTTAATTAAATTGGTGGAGAAACTTGCCGAGGAAGAAAAGCCCATTACGGATTTTGAAGATCCAGCGAAAGTGAATGTGATTTTCACCTTTTCTGGGAAAATATACCGCACTGTAGGCGAACAGGGGCAATTAAAAGTAAAAGAATTAGCGGAAAAATATCCAGATATAGATGAAATTGTTCTCACAACTACCTTGCGAAAAATGTCTGGTGGAAAATTCACACGGAAAATACGGGCCAAGAGATTTACGCGAAAATTGTAAGAAAGTGCCTTTTCCACCTCCTTCTCCACAAAAGTATTATATATAATTATATATATAATGGCTGGTATTATCTCGGATATTGATGCGGCAGGTAGCGAACCGCATAGTCTTATTGAAATCATAGAAAAAGCCAATTCAAACAAAGATGAAAACACGGCTTA